TTCGATCTCAGTCTGGCGACGATGAGTGGGATTACTGCGGCAGTGGCGTCGAGCAGGTGCAACTGGTGACAGAGGTACCCGACGACGCCCCTTGCGGCAAGAGGACTCGCCGCAGGCACTACTCGGTCTCCTGGGACGCAGCGGAGCAGAGATACTGGGAGAGCGAGTGGTAGAACCCGCTATAAAAAAGAGACCCCCTGAGAACGTTTGCGGCGTTCCCTGTGCGCAAGCGCAGGAGAGGCCACAAGAGCGCTTCTGAGGGGGTGTTTTTATGTCTAGGCGGTCGGTATAGGGCATATCCTCCAAGAGGTCTCAGAGGGGCTTCCTACGTCTCTCAGGCATATTTCTGTATACAGCCGTTTGCCGCATGTGCTATAATTATCTTGTAAAGAGGCAAGGGAAAGGAAACAACATGTACTACAAGACCGACTTCAACATCGACACCTTCCAGTTCTGGTGCGGCGCCAAGAGCCGCATGGACGACGCCACCGATGACCAGAGGAGGGCAGTGGCCGACCGCATCGAGGAGTGCTTCTCCTACGACAACATCCCCACCGACACCGACATCAACGACCTCGTGTGGTTTGAGTGCGACGACATCTTCTACCCCGAGGAGGAGGAAGAGGAGGAAGAGGAGTAGGAAAAATCTGCAAGAGCCTATTCGATGCTGGATGCCACGCGGTCGAGCTTTGCGAGAAGCACGGTCTGGAAATCAAGGGCCTTGAGTACTGGGAGGACTAGAAATGAGAGAGAGACGCTACAGGGGCAGCTACAATGGGACTCCCCTCAAGCCGTGCCCCTTCTGTGGCTCCGATGCAATCCTGACGGTCTACGAAGCAAGGCCATCGGAGAGAGCCTTCTACGAATTCGTCGGGGAGGACGAGGCGATGTGCGTGACGGACAATCTCTTCAGCATGGAGGGCAAGGCCTCCTTCTGGAGCATCATCAGCGACACCTGCCCGCTCGCCGTCTTCAGAGTGATGCTGACGTAAATCAAAGTCCTCCCAATGCTGGGACGCCGTCAACGAGTCGCGCAAGGCGTGACATGGTAGACAAACCAAGAGAGAAATAAAAAAAGCCCCTTGCGGCAAACCAGTCAAGTCAAGGCTGGGCCGCAAAGGGCTTATGTTGACATACTAAAAGGTCAAAAATTCCTATTGAAAAACAGTATATCTTGTATGTAAAAAGGGTAAAAACAGACTAGTCCTAAAAGACACCAAAGACATTAAAAGAAAAGAATATAGCCGACACTTTTCAGTGTCGGCCAATTGCTCCTTTTTTAGAAGGGACAGTCGAAATGGAGTTCACGAAAAGAATAGCAGTGCCACTAAAGAACAAAGACGGAGAGTATCTTCTGTCGCAGAAGAAATGGCATCCGTTGCTCTTTGCCGCATGCGTCCAATTTGCCGCACAAGAACAAGACGAAGACGGCAACGCACAGGCGAGACTCGAAGCGCAGGAGTTCCTTGACATTTGCACAGGAGACTTCAAGTTCTCTGACAGGAAGGCGAAGGAGCAACTGGAATTCATGTGCGGGCAGGGCGTCATGGAAAGAGACAAGACGGACATCGTCATACCCCTGTTCTTCAAAGGGAACTGCTTCGTCACGATAGGCAAGGGAGGATGGCAGTACCTCTATGACGAGATGGAGGCTGACCGCATGGCCGCATGCGCCTATGTCATCCTCAGTTATGAGAGACTGATAAACGGACTCAAGAGGAAGAGCGAGCAGGGTGCCGCACCATGGAGATTCAGCGTCGGTGGAAAGACAGGCAATGGGCTGATGAGGATGTGCGGCTACTCACCCGACAACTTCAACGGCAAAGAAAAGATGAAAAACATACTCTCCAAATTCGAGGAAGACGGAATACTATCTGCCAGCCAACCGAAGACGCTCACCATCCATGGCCGCAAAGCAGGAAAGTACAGGGAACTCTGGGACTTCCATGACCCCAAGAGCAAGACAAGCGGAGAGTGGGTGTTCATAGAAGAGGAGCAGAAAGACGCATGGCAAGCCTTCCTCGACAACCCTGACAGCCCTTACAGGGCACCTTCGCCGCAGATGCGGGAACTTGGCAACAAGATGCAGCAGTTGCACTATTGGATGATGGAAATGGACAAACTCTGCCAACTGTGGATGGACGAGGAGTAGGCAGGCATCAGAAAGTTGGAGAGTATCGGCCTCATGGCACGATGGTGATTGGTGGGGCAAAGTGGGACAATGCGTACCGTAAGATTGAGACAGGCTCTTGGAAGACCAGATGAGCAGATAGCGATTGAGCGAAGCGAAATCGCAGGTCAAAGGTTATGTGCGACAAAAGTACCACAATTGGGCCATTGGTGCCAACTAGAAAATCAACAGTTACAATCGGTCCGCCCAAGGGAAAGGTCAAACGGACGGAAAATGTGGCGTCATCCCAAAAAGAGGGCGAAAAAAGTGACAAAGTGTGGCTCTGTCCCATTTTTGAGGGATTGGCTACAGAAGACAGAAAGCGTAAAAAACAGGATGTAATGGTACAGATGCGTGGGGGAAGTGCGACCCCCCACACCCCCCTGTCAAGCATTTTTTGTACTCTGACCTGCTATTCATTTGAATTATGCGCACTATCTGGACTTTCGCCGCATGTGCAGTATGACCAATTTCGGCCCTGCCGCATTTTCCTTTCTCACTTTTGCCCAAGGAACAAAAAGAATTTCCATTTCCAACAGAGGAACAAAATGGATTTTCACTTTGGCCGCAAAAAGGATTCTCATTTTGGCTCTTGGAGCCTATGTCATTTTCATTTCCAAGAGGAAAGAAACGAATCTCACTTTCACTTTCGATTCTTCCTTGACGCATGCGGCAAATCACCCTATACTATATATATAGTTGGTCAGAAGACCAACCTAGGCGCTTCGCGCCATATAGCAAGAGAGTGAGAGAGAGGATTGGCCGCATTGGACAAGAAGCCGACGCTGGAGAGATTCTGTGACTCTTGGAAGCCAGCCACCTGCAATAACTTCAACATCGTGTGTCGTCTCTTGGAGCAAATGCACATGTCCACCGCAGAGCAGATGGCCTCTGAGGTGAACGCACAGGGCCTCGACGGCCTCCAGTGGTCCACCCGCAAGGCGTCTTGGTACCTCTCCAAGCTTGCCCGCAACACTGATGTCGTGAACAGAAGCATCGTCAAGGGCGTCACGCGCTACTCTTGGGTGTCCTAGGGGTTGCAGTCTGAGAGCCTATGGAGCCGATTCGCTGCGCTCATCGTCTCCGGGGTACAAGGCAAAAAACGCCTTGTACCCTCTTTTTTTTGTTCTTTTGCTTCAACTTTTTATGTAGAAAAGGCCTAGCACTTCCATTATACCATGGGCGGGGCCTCCTGTAAGGACATATATAATTCCAAAAGAAAAGAAGCAAACAAGGTGAGCCAGTCGGGAGACGAACGAGGTGACCACGCTCTGAGCGCAAGCGAAGAGCGATCTGCCTAGGGAAGGATGTGCGGTCAATCGATTGCTGCCTCTCTCCTGCCCCATGAGGCGCCACTAGGGTCGATTGACCTTGTACAGGTATCCTGCCTCTCCTGAGCGGAGAGGCTTGCCCTCTTTTGCGGGGCAAGGGAAAGAATACCCTTCCGCCTTCAGTTCTTCCAGCGCATGCGGCAAAGGCCCCAATGGCATAGAAGCGTGCATGTGCGAGGCCTTATGCGCGAGGGCATGGCCGCATACAAGTCTTCTATGCGTTGACCTGGTTATTCGGCTCACACCTCTGTGCGACCATTCATAACTTGCCTTGCTCTATTGGAGAAAGACCTCTTAAGGGACCAGGAACCGTGGAACACCTACGCAGGCGAGGCCTATGTGGCCAAGCCAGGTGCCCGCCGCACACCTCTCGATGGCGGCATGGAGAAATATACTTACATAGATTATACCACACTCTTGGAAAGATATACACGGAAAATAAAAAAATTTTTTATTTTTTTTGTTTTTTTTCTGACACTCACAGCCAAGTCGCCTATAGCCACCCCCGACTCAGTCCCCTATGCGGGGAGAGCCTATGCGGTTTTGGGATTTCCGCAGGTCAGAAACCTATAGCGGGCCTAGGGGTTATCACTTGACAGCCTATAGCGGGCGCGAGTAAAATACGGACTCAATCGGAAGATATGAACACATGTTCACACGTTCATAAGAACACATGTTCTGACCTGCGTAAATGCTACCCCGCCAGTAGCATTTTCGAACGCGCGTTCTGTCTAGCCCGCCCTTGGCCGCAAACGCCCCGCGCGGCATTTGAGCGGCACGCGAGGCGCGAGTCATTCGCTCTGATGGGCGGGGGCGAGGGATACCCCCCGCCCCCTAGGGGCTTACTCTGCCACCTCATCGCCCCAAACGGGGGCGTCAGTGGTGGCAAGCATGTACATACGCGTACCCTTGCCGCACTCCCCGACCTTGGAAGTCAGAACGTGGGAGATAAACAGACCTTCACCCACGCCCGCGCGGAGAATGGCGGTAGACTTGCTAGCGCTCTGTACCATGGGAAAGTGCGCACGGATGAAAGCGCCGTTGAATGCCTGACCCTCGGAAAGCATCCCCGCCAACTTCTTGGCATCGTTGACGTTGGCCATGTGAGTCTTGGAGATCGTCGGGACGCTCTTCTTGGAGACGCTAGACAGCATCTTATCAAAGATAGTACGCTCGGCATCGGTCAGATCGGCGTAGCCCTTGCCCTCCCTCATGGCGGTGAGAACGGACTTGCGGGTGATGGTGGTGGTGGCCATGGTGGCACCCCTTCCTGACCTTGGGGGTTGGCGACCCCTTGCCGCCTTGCCTGTCCCCCTTGGACAATTACAAATATAGCAGGTTGCAGGGCAGGGTCAAGCAGGAATCCTAAATTTGTAGGAATTGTGAAATGCCTGCTAGATCGGGGTGCGGCGAAGGGGTTTGGTTAAATTTCCGATATTCGCCGCATAAGTTGTCGAACCAAATCCATCAACTCTGAAACCAAAGGCGGGCAATAATAAAAGATTATTTTTGTCAGCCTGGGCTAACTCTTGAGCGCGGCCAACATAAAAGATGTAGTTAAAATTTTGATATTAAAATAGTAGTTAAAATTTTGATACCAGAAAAGTTACCCCAGGCTAACTTTTGCGCCCCATTCCCCGCCCTCCCTTCCCTTTGAGGGTACCGCCGCAAGGCCTGAGACGCAAGCCCCGCACAAAACCCGCACAATAGAACACCAGTTCTGTAGACTCTTGGAGTAAGATCGCTTGCGGCGTCTGCTAGGCGGGCGTGTCAAGCACAAAAGACAAAAAAACGCCCCCGATTTTTTCGGGGGCTTGAGGGTCAAGAAATCATTTTTGCAATGGCGTTTCTTACTTCGTTGAGACTCTGCCATGTTTTGAACGTCTTGGCTCTTTTGTGGCCGTCCTTTTTTTGAATCCTTACTCTGATGGTATTCCAGTGGTCGGGATGAATGTACGAGACGGTTACCATAATGCCGTCTGTGCTCAAAAGCGCCCCGTTAATAGTCTTGGTTTTGTCTTTGCCCATCAAACGGCGACATATGCCCCGCACGTCTTCAGCGTTCATTTTTGCTTTTCCTCTTGGTTTCACGTGAAACATTTTTTGTTAGTCGTTACGTTTCTTGTTGAGCGCGGCGGCGTCTCGCCACCCCTGCCCTCGGGAGTTGTGGCGGGTCTTCTTGTGACGCTTGCGGGCGGCGGCTAGTATGGCCGTCTCGATCTTGGCGTCTTCCAAAGCCGTGTGACGCTCAATGTAGTTGGGGGTGTCAGTCAGAAAACCATAAACCGACTCTGCCGTGGTAGAGGGGTTACCAGTAGCGGTAAACAGGCCGTGAGTCGTGCAATAGTCCAGGTATGCGCGGGTGGCTGTGATATTGCTACAATAGTCCCAAATGTCCCCCCACTCGATGCTGTAGGGCACGAAATACCCGGCAAAGCCGTTGGAGTACATGCGAATGGTGGAATCTAGCGCCCTGCGGTCAAACTCGCAATTGTAAGCCCATACCTTGCGCACGCCGTAGGTCTTGCAATCGAGCTTGAATTGGTGCCAAATCTCTTTGAAGTCGGCCATAGCCCACTCACCCGTCCCGTCGTAGCGGATGCCCGCGTGATACTGTGGCAGTTTGTCGGCATAGTAGGCGCTTCGCATGATAGCGGAGTCGTTAAAGGTCTCTGATACCACATAGCTACGCTCAGCCAACACCTCGAAGGTCTTGGAATCAACGACGCAATAGCCGAGATCGTAAACAAGGGAGTTCCAAGGTTCGGGCTTGTTGGTCTTGCGCTTGTACTTGTCGGCGGTCTCGGTGTCCAAAACAATGTAGGCAGCCATGCGGTTATCTCCTTGTGATTGTGGCTTGCTCTTGACGTTGTCAAGTGTAGCGCTTGCGGCAAAAGGTTGCAATAGCAAAAGTGAGAAAACTTTTTTCTTCTTATGTTTCACGTGAAACGTTGGCCGTAGTGTTTTTTTTGTGCTTTTCCGTCAAAAGTCTTGACAGAACACTAGTTCGGTTTAGCGTTCTCTTTTTTTTAATACCTAACTGTAGCGTGAGGCAACGACTTCTTTTTGCCTTGTCCCGCTATTTGCGGGCGTTGACCATCGACTAAATATAATATAGTCGATATTTGGCCGCAAGTCAACGAGAATTTTCCTCCATAGTTCCTCCACACGAAAAAATACAGCACTTTTATTGTAACGCTTTGGCGCTCTTGGAGTCAACAAAAAACATTACTTGCGGCAAAAGAAAAGCCCCTCAAGATAGTTGAGGGGCTGTGAACTAGCAAAATACTAGTGTATACATGGTATCAAAAAGCCTTCTTGCGTCTGCTGCCAGTGACTCGCCACTAGCGCCGTTCAAAAACGATAGGTCAATCGCAACGTTGAACGCGTCTCTGTCAAGTTGTGCGACTGTGAGGGTGGACGGCTCTGTACGCGTGTAGCCCTCGGGGAATAGATCGCTAGCCACATGCCAGCCCTTGCCAGGACGTACCCATCCATAGGCCACGTGGCCGTTGATGGGAACGCTGAATGCGATGGCGGTATCCATGGTGCTATCTCCCCTCGCGCATGGCGCGGCGAATGCGGGCGCGGGTCTTGAGCTGGTTGTTTATCTCATAGCGTCCGCACGCGCGACCGAGGAAAAAACAAGCCATGCACATGACGAAGGTGTAAAAAGCCGCATACTCCATGATTGACTCCCCTGGGTAGTGGCGGGGCTTCTCCCCGCCCGTTGGTTTAAGTATTGCACACCTGCGGCATGGGCGCAAGGGCTAAGTTGTGTGGGATATGTGAAGCAAAATAGATGCTTGGCTCGTGCGGCCATGGGTGTATTATGTAGTCAAGCGGTAGTCGAAGCAAGACGAAACAGTCAAGCAGGGGCAAAGAAGAACCGTCATTTAGGTAGCTACAGGAATATACAGTACATAATCCAATAGGTCTAACCCTTTAGCATACACCAAAGCTCAGCCCTCGGTCAAGAACTATTTTTCCAAACGTGGAGAAAACTCCACAACCCCAAAGACGCTAGTGGCGTTACAATAGACACAAGCCAACCAACCGAAGGGATACAACCATGCTAGACGTTACCGCATACCTTGCCCACAATATGCGCGTGCGCGTGACTGGTGCACTTGCAGACAACACTACCACGCCTTACTATTGCCTTCTGCTATGCATAAACGCCACGCTTGAGGACGGCAAGGAGGTATGCACATGCGCTCGCAGCGTACAGAACTACGTGGCGGACGTGGCCCCGCAAGACGCACTAGACGGGCTTTTGACTGACGCGTGTTACGTGGTGGGCCTTAATTATTACCGCCCTGCGCTGGTACAGATACAAGACGCCTTGTGTTGTTGGCTTGCACAAGAGATAGCATAGCCGTCAAAGCCAAATGCTCCGTTGCGGGATCTGACACGCAGGCGCTCAAGGCGAGCGTCACCACCTCCAACGGCTCTACCGCTAGCGTCATGCGGCGTAACTGTGTAAGCACGCGTATCTCAAGTAACACCCTAGCCCTTCGCATTGCGCGAGGGGCTTTTCTCGCACTTGCGACATAAAACCTCAAACGGTTGCGCTTGTTATGCGGCGACACATAAAATTCGCAAGTGCGTAAGAACGCGTCACATTGCGCAGACGCCACGCCAGCGAGATGGGGGGGGTTGTGAAGAAGCTGTGGAATTTTACGCAAAGGGCTTGACTACGGGGCGGGGGTGTTCTGGGCTGCACAAGTATCGAACACACGTTCGGGGGTGGCCGCAACAAACCTACATTTACTTCACTACATTTACTTCACTACATTTACTTCACTACATTTACTTCACTACATTTGCGCGTGGTCTAACCTATGACACGATAACTTCCTCCATCCATCCATTCTATCTTGGCGTGATTTTCCTTCTCGACGACGGGCTTGACGGAAGTCTTCCTCTTTGCCTTGTCTGCCATCTCAACGGGCTTTGCAAGCGCCCCGAAGAACGCCTCCCCCAAGATGCCCCAAAGAGGATATAAACTTCTTACTGTCATACAATATGAGGAATGGTTCATGTCTTGTTCCTTCGCCTTTGCATTTTCCATCTGATGACCTAATTATATACCAAGTTCAGGGCTTTCGTCAACAAGAAACTTTGTTTATCTATCGTAATCTTTTTTGCCCATGACCGCAAATCCTGACTTCATTACGGGCAATTTGCGCAAAAACCATTGGCCGCAAACTCATATATCTTTGAAATTAGGTAAAATGCGGCCAATCCTATGTCATTTTCTCTCTTTGTTGGGTATAATATGCATATGAGTGAATAATCCCCGTTGACAAGGAGAAGACATATGGAACTAGACTATGGTCTGACAAGCGCCAAAGACAGGCTTGACTGCGTGAAAAGGCAGATTGCCGCCTCTGACCACCCTACCAACTCCCAACTCACCTACATGGCAGACTATCTGCTCCAGACGGCAGACGCCAAGAGCACCAAGAGGGAGAAGGCGCACGAGTATCCCATCACCACTAAGAACCGTGAGGTGACCGTCAAGAAGCGCCAAATATCGTTCGAGGAGACCGCCGCCAACCTGCAGAATGGCGAAGATGGCATCTATGGCCTCATCGTCAACGACAAGAACGCGCTTCTAGACGCCCGCACGCCCATCACAGACGAGGACAAGGCCAACATTCCGGGAATCGCCGAGAACATGGCTGTCATCGAGTCTTTGAAGTCCCAACTCGAATGCGCGAAGGGCAAGCGCCGCTTCCAGCTCAAGCAGCAGATAATCTCCAAGTACCAGGAGTGCTACACCCTCAAGTCCACCTACACTGGCATCTCGTCCAAGGCCCGCATGAACTCTCAGATGCGGGCGATGGCGCACATCCAGATTCCAGAGAACATCTGGCTGGATGAGAACGACGTCATCCACACAGACGGCTTCGTCTCGCTTTTGCGGCCAGAGCACGTATCATTCTTGCTCAACTACTACCAGACGCTCAAGCAGGAGTCTTATGGCGACTTCGACTCGGACATGGGATACCTCCTGTGGGACCTTGAGGACACCGTGGTTCGCGCCCTTCTCCCCGACAACGAGATTCTATATGACCTCATTGTCTGGAAGGTGGATGGCCTCACGGGAGAGGAGATTGCGGCCAAGATGCTTGACAAGTATGGCATCGACCACTCTGAGCAGTACTATTCCACATTGTGGTCAAAGCGCATTCCCAAACTTGTGGCCGAGCAGGCCCAGAAGGACTGGCTCATGTGGCACTGGCGCTTCGAGGCACCGCGTGAGGGCAAGTGGAAGTTCTGCCGCACATGCGGCCAACTGAAGCCTGCGCACTCGCTCTATTTTCATAAGAACGCCTCAACCGATGGCTTCTACTCCAAATGCCGCAAATGCCGCAGTCGCAAGAACAAGTACCAAGGCTGAAGTTTCACCCACATTTCGTCCTATTGGTAAAATATGACTGAAATATCATCATTCTCGCTATTGGAAGGAGAAGAGTGGCGACAACGAAGAAGAAAAAGAAGTACCCGAAGCAGGTGTGTGACACATGCGGCAGGTCTTTGGCGGGAGACGAGTTCATGACAGGACGTGACCGCCAGAAGATAACCACATGCACTACCTGTCTGACTGCCAACGTTGACAACACGCGCCCAGAGACCTTTTTGCCCATTCTTGAGCGCCTGGACGTACCCTACGTCCAAGACCTTTGGATAGACCAGGCAAAGCGCCAATACTGCAAGAACCCAGAGCGCTTTGGCCCGAGGAGCGTCCTTGGTCTGTACGTGCGGACCATGAAGATGGCGCAGTACCGCAACTTTGGCTATGCGGACTCTGACAAGGCGAATGAGATGCTGAAGAGCAGACGCATATCCAAGGCCACCCTCGTTGAGGCAAAGGAGAAGGCGGCCGAGGAGAAGCCAAGCCTGCCAACAGACTACCTGAAGGAGGTTGCCTCAAAGGAGGTGCCGCAGGAATCAGAGACCGTCTCCAAGTATAGGAGGGTGGCCGCCAAGAACGAGGACTCGGCCAAGGTGACGATAGGAGGGGTGACTGCCCCGCAGATAGACCTGATGGGCGAGATAGAGATGGACCTCAATGCCGAGTCCATGCTTGACCCCTCTCAACGCACGCTTACCAACACCATCATGGAGACTGCGCGTGCGGCCAAGCACTCAAGGCCAAGCGGCTCCAAGCCATCTGTGGCAGAGAAGATAGTCAAGTCCAATCCCTTCGCGGCCTCACCTGAGTCACAGATGGACAGGGAGAAGAGCATCCTCATAGACCTCACGAGAGAGGACGTGAAGATGCTCACCCTCAAGTGGGGTGACACCTACCGTCCAAGCGAATGGGTGAAGATGGAGGAGACCTATCGCAAGTATGCCGACGAATACGAGATGAACGTTGACCGCGAGAACACCTTGCGGCAGATATGCAAGATTTCCCTCAAACTTGACCAAGCAATCGACGAGGGCAACTTCGCCGATGCCCAGAAGCTTCAGTCCATGCTTGACCAGTTACGTAAGAGCGGCAAGTTCACTGAGGCGCAAAACAAGGAGGACAAGGAGAAGTACGTTGATTCCATAGGCCAACTCGTAGGAGAGGTGGAGCGCATTGGCGGCATCATCCCTCCCTACAAGTATGACGATGGCACTCCTCCCGACAAGGTTGATCTGACGCTTCGCGACAATCAGGCCTACCTATACAACCTTGTGAAGAATGAGATGGGACTTGGTGACCTCATCGAGTCCTACATTCAGAAGCTTGAGGCGGCAGACGAGCAGGCCAAGAGAAGTGCCGCAGGCGAAGACTTGGTCACCACCGTCTCAGACGAGGAATTGGCCGCACGTGAGGCTGAAAACTGGGAGAAGAACCTTCAGGCATCGATTGCCGCAGACGCGGACGCCCTCTTTGCGAGGATAGGTGAGCAAGATGTCACTCAATAGCCTCATCAGCCAGAACGTCTACACAGAGCACAAGATGGTGTTCGATGACGTCAGCGAGGAACGCGTGCGGCAAGACCTTCCCGACTTGCAGAAACTTGTTGCCTATTGGAGGGTGTACCCTGACAAGTTCATAGACTACCTGTGTTCACTCAATCCAAACAACCAATTCAGGTTCTATTATTACCAGCGAATATATTTGCGGGCATCCATGCGCTACAAGCACGTCTATTGCGTCTATCCTCGTGGGTTTAGCAAGTCGTTCTTGGCAGTCCTTTGCCTCATACTCAAATGCATTTTCTATCCAAGAGCAAGGATATTCGTAGTGTCTGCGGGCAAGGAGCAGTCTGCTGGAATCTTGAGCACTAAGGTGAACGAGTTGTGCAAACTCATTCCTGCGTTGCAGAATGAGATTATCTGGGACACCAGAAGCGATGCATCGGCTCAGACACGTACAAGTCGTGACAGCGTTATCTATACCTTCAAGAACGGCAGTACTCTTGAAAATGTTGCACTTAGCGAGAAGACGCGTGGAAAGCGCTATCAAAGTGGGTTAATAGAAGAAGCAGCTATGGTTGACAACCAAGAGCTGCTGAACGAAGTAATACTCCCTGAAATGTGCGGGGCTTGACAAAGTGATTTGTCAAAGCACTCTGTATGAATCCTTTTGACCAAGGAGGTCGCATTGCGGCTAACGGTGAAACTCTTATTTTATGAGACAATACCGTGCCAATAAAAAAATGGTGTAGAGACTATTCCTGATGAATATAAGGAAGTACGCTAGATTTGGTCACTAGTGGAAGTGTATAGCAACTATTTTTTTATATATGTATGGAAAATAGTTGAAGAGATAGTCCAAGGTGATTAGCAATAATCATTACGACGCTCGTTGTTCAACGTACTATTAACGGCAAGACAGATGATAACGAAGTCTTAAACCAATCGCAGATTTTCATCACATCGGCTGGATACAAAAACACGTTTGCATATGAGAAATTGCTTCAGTTCCTCTGTGAGAGCGTTGTGCGGCCAAACGAGTCTATCGTCCTTGGAGGCAGTTGGCGAATCCCAGTTATGGAGGGCTTGCAACCAAAGAACTTTATTGAGCAGTTGAAGATGGATGGTACCTTCAACGAGGCATCCTTTGATCGCGAGTTCGAGTCAAAGTGGGCTGGTTCTATCGAAGGCGCGTTCTTTGACATCGAGAAGTTCAGCAAGCATCGTGTCATCGAGCTGCCCGAAAATGAACCCAATGGCCGCAACAACAAGGACGCCTATTATATCATGGGCGTTGACGTTGGTAGGTTTGGCTGCACCACAGAGGTTTGCGTGCTCAAGGTCTCTCCTCCCAAGAGCAAGAGCGAAGTCTTCATCAAGCAACTTGTCAACCAATACTCCTTTGACGAAGAGCACTTTGGCATGCAAGCCATAAAGTTGAAGCGCATCTTCAAGCAGTTCAAATGCCGCATAGCGGTAGTAGACGGAAACGGACTTGGAGCAGGTCTTGTGGATTTTCTTGTCATTGACCAGGATGACCCTGACACAGGTGAACCTCTTGGAAATTGGGGCGTCTACAATGACGATGACCGCAAGTACAAGAAGTTCGAGAATGAGAGCACCATCCAAAATGCTATGTACATCATGAAGGCAACCAATGTCATCAACTCTGAGCTTTATGCCTACACGCAGTCTCAGATGTCTTCTGGCAAACTCAGGTTCCTCATTGACGAGAACACAGCCAAGAACAAGCTCATGAGTCAGTCTAATGGAAAGAAGATGAGCGTCAGCAGACGAGCCGACTACTTGCGGCCATTCGTCATGACGTCTATCTTGCGAGACCAGATGGCTAACCTCATCGAGGAGCATGACGGTGCGCTTATCATTCTCAAGCAATCGACGCGCACAATCAAGAAGGACAAGTTTTCCGCCTACATCTACGCCCTCGCCTGGACGAAGATGCAGGAGGAGTCCAAACAGCGCAAGAATTTCGATGTGAGTCGCATGATGCTCTTCTCACGGCATTAGTGGGCAAAATAAGGTTAGCCGCAACCTCACTTTTTGATAAGTATTGATAATAGGTTGTCTCTTAGGAGGTTGCGGCTATGCGCTCATCTACTGGAGAGGTGCTTATCTACAACGTCCTTTCCGCCAATGACGTGCCGTTCGCTGAGGAGTATGAGTTTGCTGACCTTGTCTCTTCAAGCGGACGACATTTGCGCTTTGACTTTGCGGTCTTTGATGACTGCGGTCAAATCGATTTTTTGATAGAGTTCCAAGGAAAACAGCATTATGTCCCAGTCTCTGTCTTTGGCGGGGAAAAAGGTGTTCATAGGCAGCGATATAATGATGCGAAGAAGCGTCAGTATTGCCTTGACCATGGTTACAATCTGGTCACGATACCCTATTGGGACGAGAACAAGATTTCATATGACTACATAATGTCAGCAGCAGGATACTAGAGAAGGAGGTGCTATGACAGAGGAAAACAAGATTGACGAGCCTAAGACACCAAACTTCTCTGCTCCCAAGCTCAGGACCCTTGGCACAGATACCAATAAGTTCAATCGCATCGCGGTGGGCGGCAAGTCGCTTGCCAACGACGTCGTTATTACCAAAGACTGGCTCCAGTCCTTTAGCCGCAAGAAGACGGATAAGAAGACTGTCATTGACGCAATCGAAAAAGGTAACCTTGCGGAACTGAGACGCCTGTCTGACATTTTCTATCGCAGGAGCGGCATCTACAGCCGCCTTTGCCGCTATATGGCATACCTCTTTCGCTATGACTGGATGATAACGCCTGTTGTCTCTTGGAAGAACAAGCCTCAAGACACAAAAGTAATCGAGGGGTGGCTTCGTGGTTGCAAGTTCTTGGAGAATTCCAAGTTCAAGAAAATATGCGGCGATATTGCCTTGAAGGTCATGCGGCAAGGGTGCTACTATGGCTATCGCTTGGACCAAAAGGAGGCGTCCTTTTTGCAGGAGCTTCCTGTGGCGTTTTGCCGCAGTCGCTATACCTTGAATGGTTGGCCTGCCATTGAGATGAACATGAAATACTTCGATGAGGCTTTCTCTGACCCCGATTATCGTCTTCGTGTGGTCAAGATGTACCCAAGAGAGATACAGAAGGCCTATGTCGATTACAAGAAAGAACTTCTGAAAAAAGACTTTGCTTCTGATGATTTGGGTTGGGTCCTCTTGGACCCCGAGAAGACGGTCAAATTTAATGTGGGCAACTCTGATGTTCCGATGTTTGCGAACGTTATTCCGCATTTAATAGACCTTGAGAATGCTCAGGCCATTGACAACAAGAAGATGGAGCAACAGATTCTCAAGATTATCGTTCAGCAGTTTCCGATGGGCAAGAACGATGACCCCATCTTTGATGTTGATCAGATGAATGCTCTTCATGCAAGTGCGGTTAACATGCTTGGAGATGCTATTGGCGTTGATGTCCTTTCCACTCTTGCGGATGTGCAGGTGGCAGACCTCTCAGACAAAGGCAATCTCTCTAGCGTTGACCAACTTACAAAGGTTGAGAGAACCGTATACAATGAGGCAGGTGTTTCTCAGCTTCAATTCAACTCAGATGGCTCTGTTGCACTTGAGAAGTCAATTGTGAATGACGAGGCATCTTTGATGGGGCTGCTCTATCAGTTCCAAGAGTATGCCAACAGGCTTCTTGCTCCTCTCAATAAGAGTCCGCGCTTGCAGTTCCAGGTTCAGATTCTTCCTACTACATCTTATAACTATAGGGATTTGACAAAGCTTTACAAGGAGCAGACCACTCTTGGTTATTCCAAGCTTTTGCCGCAAGTGGCTCTTGGGCAGAATCCAACTAGCGTTATCATGAATGCTCTTTTTGAGAACAAGACTATGAAGCTTGACGAGATATTCATTCCGCCCCAGTCTTCTAACACGATGAGTGGGAATGCGTCCAAGCAACAAGAATCTAAGACTCAGACAATTGACAACGATGGCAATGTCGCTGATGTCAAGAAGGACACTACTGAGCAAGGTGGACGTCCTGAGTTGGCGGATGATGATAAGTCTGAGAAGACGATAGCAAACAGAGAATCACAACAGTAAGGATGGAGGTTAGATATGAACGACAATAGAAGCGTGGCTACCATTGACAGCCCAGAATTCATCGACATCCGTCCTTATAATCCACTTATCTCTGAGTGCCAGATAAAGGTAATGTATGTCGGTAAGAATCGTAATGGCTCTTACATTGACAAGAATACCGCTATTCAAATGGCGAACTCCTTGCCAGGTTGTCCAATTGTTGCAGCATATCGCGAGGACATTGAGGATTTTGGTGATCATGGAGATGTCATTACCATCGAGGATGGTGAAGTAAAGTTCTCTTGTAAGACTGTTCCTTATGGCTTTGTCGCGCCAGATGCTCGTATCTGGTTTCAGAAGTTTGTTGACAGTGATAAATTTGGCAACGAAGTTGAGCATGAGTATATGATGACGACTGGCTATCTTTGGACAGGTCAGTTTCCAGAGGCCCAGAAGGTCATTGATGAGGGCAAGGGGCAATCGATGGAACTTGACTCTGAGCACCTCGATGGCGAATGGGCAAATGACGCTAAATCTGGAATGGATTTCTTTATTATAAATGATGCGCTATTCAGCAAACTTTGTATCTTGGGCGATGATGTGGAGCCTTGTTTTGAGGGGGCTTCTGTTACCGCCATTGAGCATCAGTTCTCTGCTGACAATGAATTTGCGCATTCTTTGTACAGTATGATGAAAGAACTCAAATTCGCTTTGGAAAACAAGGAAGGAGGGTCGTTGATGCAAGAAAAACAAGATAAACTCCAAGAGCCTGAGACTGATTTCGTTGTTACCTCTGTTGAAGAGCAGCCTGAGTCTGTTGAAGAAGAGGTTGTCACAACTGCGGAGGAGCCAGAAAGCGTCGAAGAGGCTGTCTCTGAGCAGGAGGAAGAGCCTGTGATCGAGGATGAGCCTAAAGTCGAGAGCGAACCTGTCGTAGACGAGCCTGCGCTTGATGACGTCGAGGAGTTTGCCAAGAAGGATGAAGACACTCCTTCTGAGGAGAATGCGGATGATGAGACAGATTCTACCGACGAGGCAGATGATGACGAGGCAGATGATGACGAGGCTGATAAGAAGAAGCCTGCGGCCAAGCATTCTCTTCTAGATGATGAGGCTATCATGGCCGAACTTGAGGAACTTCGTCAATTCAAGCGTCATATTGAGAGCGCAAAGAAGGACGAGGTTATCAACAAGTATCATATGCTCAGTGATGAGGACAAGGCAGAGGTGATCGCTCATAAGGATGAGTACACCCTGCAACAGATTGATGAGAAGCTTGCTCTTGTTTATGTTAACAAGAACGTTGACTTCTCTACTGTTGATGGTCTTCCCGAGGAGAAGCAAGAGGTGGAGCCTTCCATTCTTTCTTTCTCTCTCGACGACAATAGTTTAGATAATGCGGAGCCAGTTGATGAGATTCAGGCTGCTCTCCGTGAATTCACCCGATAAAAGAATAAAGGAGGAATTTATCAATGAGTATTTCCATTGATAGGGCAGCCGCCGATGTCCAGATGACTGGTCACGACAACTTCGCTCAGGTGGAGCCTAATCACCTTTCCGCTCCCCGCGACGGTGGCGTTTACGCCCAACTTCCTGCCGACGAATCCATCAAGGTTCTTGAGCAGGGCATGATTGTCAAGTATGATATGGCTGCTGGCAAGGTGGCCCTTACCGGCAACGGCATCTCCGCCATGGTTTTTAATGAGGAGAAGCTCTATGACGAGCGTAAGCAGATGCACCGCGATTACGCTATGCAGAAGTCTGACTTCTATGACGGTGTCATGACGCCTCGCGTCTTCCGTCTCTCTGAGGGCGACATCTTCACCACCAACGCTGTTGCTGCTGGTACTTATAATGTTGGCGATAAGCTTTGCGCTGGTTCTGACGGCTTCCTTGCCGCTGGTGAGAGTTCTACCCCCGTTTGCCAGGTTGTCGCTGAGACCATCCTTCCTGATGGCCAGCCTGCTGTCAAGCTTCAAGTCGTTTCTGAATAAGTGAAAGGAGAGATATTAGCAATGGAAATCATGAACCGCGAAAACCTTTTCAAGCTCGCTAAGGCCGCTGCTCATAAGGCCCCCCTCACTTATTCTCAGGAAGAGTCCTATAGCGCTGACCAGGTCAATGACACCCTTCGCGCCCAGTTCGAGCTTCTAGCCCCCAACTATCAGGGCTTCCGTCGCAACGAGACTCTAATTTACGAGCTCATTGAGGACACTATCGATGAGATTCTTCCCAACAAGGTGATGGCTCAGTACGAGCGCTTCGCTGATGTTAAGACCATCGCCCAGGGCGACCAGGCCATTTTCAAGCTTAATATCACTGAGGCTGCTCGCAAGCGTGCCAAGGCTTTCGTCACTCGCGTTGGTCTTGCTGGTCGTTATGAGACCTTTATGCTCGATGGTACCGAGCTTCGCGTTGCCACTAGCGCCATCGGTGGTGCCGTCCGTATCGGCTTTGAGGAATTCCTTGATGGTCGTTACTCTTTCGCTGACTTCACCGACATTATGCTTGAGGCCATGGATGAGTACATCTATGAGGAAATCGTCAAGGCCCTCGCTGCTACTGTCGAGAAGCTTCCTGCTAACAACAAGGCTGTAGTCGCTGGTTTTGATGAGTCCGTTATGGATCGTCTGCTTGCCATCTCTGATTCCTATGGTTCTGGTCGTTCCACCATTTTCTGCACTCAGGAATTTGCGGCCCAGATGCTTCCCCAGGACAAGTTCATTTCTGAGGATATGAAGAACCGCCTGTGGCGCGATGGCTTCCTAGGTGACTATAAGGGTCACTCCGTCATCATGCTTCAACAGTCTATGGTCGATGCTACTAACACCGAGAAGGTAATCGACCCCTCTCAGGCCTACATCTTCGCTTCCATCGCTGGCAACGAGAAGCCCGTCAAGATTGTCTTCGAGGGCCAGACTGCTGTCCGCACCGTCTCTGACAATGATGACTGGAGCACCGATATGCAGACCTATAAGAAGTTTGGCGTTGCCATCTTCTCCAACCCCTCCATCTGCTCTTACAAGAACACCAATCTAAAAAAAGCAGTGGCCTAAACCCAATCAATCCTCCTGAGCCTCCTTCGCCAAAGCCAGGAGAGGTTGTGGATTCCTCTGACTATGATTCCATCACTGATGCCATCGCCGCAGTGAACGACGGTGGCACAGTGAGGATGTCTGCGACTGACATTGTTGCAGACACGCTGTCTGTCTCCAAGAGCATGACAATTGCAGCCAATGGCGCGACATTCTCTGCTCCCATCAAGGTAACTAGTGGTAATGTCAAAATTGACGGAGCTAAACTAGTGGCCTCTGCCGCGTCTATCGCCGCTAAGAACAATGCCCCAGTGATTTCCGTCACTGGTGATGGTGATTTCGCTCTTACCAATTCTGTCATCAGCGGTACTTCCCGCACTGGCGTGTCTCTTGGTACGAGCGGTAGCATCACCGTCGAAGGCAATACCTTTGAGGCTGGCTCCAAGAGCATCTACAACGCGATTGAGTTTAGTATCGGCGACAAGGCTGCCGACATTTCCAAGGCCACCGTCAAAGGCAATACATTTACAGGTACTCTTGGAAACAACGCCATTAGTCTTTATAATCTAGCTGATGGCGCTGAGGTCAACATTGAGAAGAACGTTTTCAAGGACTTTAGTGTCAACAATAACTGTGTACGGCTCTCTAACCCCAGGAACGTGTCTGCTACCTTCAATATTACAGACAATTCCTATGGTTTTACTTCTGAGACGCCTAGCGCGGATGGTTACACTGCCTTCCTTCTCCTTCAAGATTACTCCAAGAAGGATACACCGAGGCAGGAATTCGGCAAGTTTACTATTCACGTCAAGAATCTCACTCGTGACGGCAAGAAGATTGCGGCCAAGGGCGACGGTATTGATAAGGCATACTATGTGTATAGTGACCAGAACGGTATCTTGTCTGATGGCGTCAATGACCCTGTCATTGACTTTGCCTAAAGAACATACAAGGGGAGGGCTTTTTGCCCTCCCCCTTTTTTGAGATAAAAGGAGATAAAAATGAGTACTGTAGATATTACTGCGGTTAAGGATGATGACATCATTGAGATTACCAACCTTCTTGACTGCACATGTGGCTATATCGTAGACCTTACTGGTGTTCACCGCATTCTTCCTCCTCACGCTTCCTTCAAGGTGAAGGCTAGTGAACTTCGTGAACTCTTCTATCAGCGTGGCGGTCAGGAACTTCTACATGACTACATTCGAGTTGGAAATAAGGCGTTGGCGCAGGAATTTGGCGTTGACGTTGACAATACACCAGAATATAACTGGGGCCGTAAAGACGTCATTGACGCTTTGAACAACCCCAACATTGACATTCTCTTGGATGCGCTTGACTTTGCGCCTGATGGTATCAAGCAACTTATTGCAGACGTTGCCGTTGAAACAGAAGTGGCAGACGTGAACAAGCGCAAGGCCATCTCTGACAAGCTTGGCATTGATGTGGACGCAATGATTACAAATAAGAATCTTGCCGCGCAGGAAGCGGAGGAGAAGGAAGAGAAGCCTACTCGTCGTCGCGCTGCGGCCAAGAAAACCACTACGTCAACTCGTAGGGTGAAAAAGACAGATGCCGAGTAAACATGGGTAGGAGGGAAAGATGAAAGACATTACATCCATTCCCGTGATTTCTATGAATTCTAAGAGGCAGACGTCCGAGTCTGACACGACTTTTCAAGAGTTGTATGACTTTTTTCTGGCTGGTATCACAGATGATATGTTCATGGAGATGACTAAGGAAGATACCGAGCAACTTTTAGAGGAAATCATGCTTGCGGCCATCCCGCAATTCGAGTTTCCTAAAAAGGATTTGTTCGATATTGACATGAAAAACAAGAAGTTCAATTGTCATCTTGACATGCAGGAGTTAATGATTCTTCGTCAGTATATGATTGTCGAATGGATTGGATACCAACTTGCGAGCATTGAAAACATTCGTCAAAAGTATTCGTCAAATGATTTCAAGTTCACATCGCAAGCGTCTCATATTGATAAGCTTATCAAGCTTCGTCAAGAATATGCGGATAAAGGATTTCATCTCCAGCGTCTTTATAACAACCGTTATAGGAGTAACAAGGGAGCCTATCTTTCCACCTTTACCAAGATAATGTCTAAGCGTGATGTCGATGGTTACTAATTATGGCATCGAGTTTGACAACGAGATAGTGTATGATAATTTGAAGCGCATAGGAGGTCAAATCTTCAAGCTTTTGCCTGCACGCGAGGAGGGCAAGGATTGGAAGAAACCACTCGATACTCTTATTATTGAGTTATTGGGAATGGCCAGTCTTTTTCCAGATAAGAAGGACCTGCTTGCTTTGGTATCTAAGATGGAAGGGCTAAAAAACTCTAATCCAGAGTTTACGCTATATCGTAGAACGATTTTTGAGTGCTGCACTTTGGTTAACAAGCTTCAGGAGGTCGTAAATGGGTAACTCACTTGCGGCTAGGCTTCAAAATAGAGGTGGCTCTCAGTTAGACAGACTCAAAGCGGGTAAGCTTTGGTCTTTGCGTTGCGCTTTGAAGAATTCCTATAATTCTAGAAGAATTAAGGTACCTAATGGGTCTTGTTGGCGTGCATTGATGAACATCGAAAACGGTGGTCTCAAAAGTGATTATGACAAGAAGACCGTTTCTGTGGAATTTAACTCTGGCCTTGATTGTGGAGACGTCTTTGAGTGTCTTGATGATGGCACTCATTGGATGATATATCTTCCAGTCCTGACTGAGACGGCTTACCTTAGAAGTGAGATAATTCGCTGTCGATATACATTGGATATTGATGACGTGACATACTGGGTCTATTTTCAAGGTCCAACAGAGACAGACCTCAGATGGTTTCAAAAAAACAGCATCAATGTAAACGAGTTGAATTTGTCGGGAACCATCTTTATCAAGAAGGATGCTCGTACAGAGAATTATTTCAAGCGTTTCACTCATATCAAGATTGCTGACCATGTGTGGGAAGTCCAAGTGACTGACCGCATCACCGTTCCTGGAATTATTGAACTTGAAGTACAAGAATACTATGATAATTCTATTGCGGAACTTCCTGAGATAGTTGCGGAAGGTTGTCATGAGATAGAAGGACGCGAAGTTGTCTCTCAGAAAGATGAGATAGGCTATACTATACGCGATGCCTATTATGACTCTGGCTTTTCTTGGAGCGTTGACGGCAATCCAAGAGTTGAAATAATTGACACATATGACAATGGCCGCATGTGCAAGGTAAAAGTGCATGATGGTGCCATTCGTGGATTTACAGTTCACTATGGGAATGGGCATAAGTCTTATGGCATGAACGTGAAGATAGAGCGTAGGTGTCGTGAGATTCATGGGCCAAAGATTGTCTATCCCTATGACTCTATCGAGTACAAAGTCCATGCGAATGGTAAGTTCCATGTTGAGACCAATCTTGTTCATATCGTTTCTCAGGATGGTTCCTCTTGCCGTATAGAAGTTGATTCCAGCAAGCGCGGAGAATTCAACCTTTATTTTACAGAAGAAGAGAGCGGCACTGTCGTATCTTTACCAGTCACCATTGGTTCTTTGTAGAAAGGAGACTTGAATGCGAGTAAAAGCTCAGACTTTGGCCAAGGACTTCAAATCAAGCTTTCTTTCTGCGGAAAAAGATCAAGAGGCTATTTGGAAAAAGTTGTTTGTTGAGAGCAAACCTTATAGTGACAAGCTAAAGCGGCTGCTGATTGTTAATCAGCCTGATTGCTTAGATGAGTCCAAGGTACAATATCGCAAGGTTATTGATAATCTTTCCCTCAAGGGTATGAAAGATCAAGGTTATCTCCGTGTTGTTCCAAAGCTGGATTTTGGCGAGCATGAGGAGATAAAGTCTTATATTATTCTTGAGTTTGATGATTATACGCCAAGCGATAACCCGCAATATCGTAATTGTGTGATTAGTTTTACCATCATTTCTCATCTTGACTATTGGGAAATGGACGACTACAAACTTCGTCCACATCAGATTGCGGGATATATAGACGGCATCATGGATGGGGCCAAGCTTTCTGGCATTGGCACTTTGCAGTTTCTTGGTGCTTCCCAGATAGTTTTGAACGAGTATCTTGGTGGCATTCTTCTTCGTTATGTTGCGACACACGAGAAGAAGGAAGACCAGAATCCTGAACTAAGGGTTGAATAGTTCGGGAGGAGACAAAAGGATGAAATATGAGGGTGACATTGGCCTGTATTTGTCAGGTTGTCCCGTTCTTGTTCCGCAATGTAATATCGCTATTGTTCAACCTAAAGTGAAGGATATAATCCTTTTTGGCGAAACAGATTTTTTCGTGTCCGCGCAGATGCTAGGTGACATTTCAAAGTTCGTCAAACCTGTCAAAGAGGGCAATAGTGAATTATCTCAGCGGAATGATTTTCAAATATTTTTAGAGATAATGCGCACACCAGGTACAGGCGCACTTGAGAATGTGAAAAAGTTTTTTGATTTATGTTGTCCTGATTTGAAGGTTCAATATAAGAGAAATTCAATTGACTTCATAGCCAATGACGCGATTGTCGGTCGCATAAATCAAATGACATATCATTTCTTTTGCCGCACAGTCTCAGAACTTTTTCTTCCTCACCAAGAGGAAGAAGAGGTTGAATACAATTATGACAAGAATAACGCGGCAGCTGTGCGTCTCGCGGAGAAAATAAAGAGGAATCGTGAGAGACTAAAAAAGGCCATAGGGCAAGACGAAAGCCAAACGCATGTTTCGGTTTTTGGCCTTTATGCCTCTATCTTGGCTATTGGATGCAACAATAGTATCCAAATGTATTTTGACTATACTCCGTTTCAACTTTATGACGCTTTTGAGAGGTATATGGCAAAACAGCAGTCTGATTTGTTCACGCAAATCAGTATGGTTCCCTTTGCCGATACTTCTGACCAAGAGCCTCCCGAGTCTTGGATGCGCAATCTTTATGATGGCCATAAGAAAGAACAATACAACAGTTTCAGCAAGTTCAATGAGACTGTCAAGGGACGTGGTCGTTAACATCTTGGAGAAAATCACCTTTCTTGTCTTATGGGTGATTTCAATAAGGAAAGAAAGATTTTTTATTGTCTTATAAGAAAGGAAAAGGTGATTTGTAGATGCGTTTTGGTATTCGTGATATTACCGATGTAGTCTTCAAGGCACGCAATGACATCAAGATTGGTACTCAGACTTTCAAGACTGGCGCTCCCGTTCTTTATATTGACACGGCCAAGACCGCCACGCTTGAAGGCGCTGCTACCACAGTATATGCTCAGGGTGGTCATGGTAACCCCCGTCTAGTTGCTTGGGAAGGCGAGCGCACCATCACTCTAACTGTTGAGGACGCCCTTCTCTCTCCTATTAGTTTTGCTATGCTGACTGGTGCTGGCCTTGCTAACGTCGCTACCGCTGGCAGTCAGAACAAGGTTAAGGTCAACACTTGGTTCGACCTTCCCATTCAGGAGGGCGGTAAGGTTGTAATCGACCTTGATACTGCTGGCGATAACCACGACATCTATGTTGATGCCAATGACTTCCCTGTCTATGGTACCATCCTAGACAATGCTGGTGCTCCTGTCGTCTATTGCGATTATTGCCAGAATTTCTCTGGTGTCAAGCCTAACTGCCATGTGTACACCGTTACTGCTGACGAGCCTTTGACCCTCACCTTCCCCGAGGCCGCTCGTTATGTTGGTAAGACTCTTCGTGTTGATTGCTATGTTGAGAAGACTGGCGGCGTCACCAAGATTGACATCGACGCTAAGAACTTCGCTGGCAACTACTATGTTGAGGCTCAGACATTCTTCCGCGAGGAGTACTCTGGCGAGGATATGCCTGTCGTTCTTACTTTCCCGAACGTGAAGATTCAGTCTAACTTCACCTTCAACATGAACAACAGTGGCGACCCCTCCACCTTCACCTTTACCATGGATGCCTTCCCTGCTTACACCAAGGGCAACCACACTAAGAAGGTCTTTGCTTCCATTGATATGGTTGCTGAGGAGAACGTCTATCCTGATGACATCGAGGATGTTGAAGATAACGTTTGTGAAGACCTCGCTGTTACCTTTGACGCTGTGACCGCAGGTGCCAAGGGTTGGACTGACCAGACCTTCCCTGATGATACTGTGAAGTTTACTTCTCTTGGTACTAACCTTAAAGCTACCATTGACCGTGCTAATGTTGACTTCTCTGGTAACCTAAAGCGTATTGACAACTGGACTGCCTTCAGTTCTAAGCCTGAAGATCTCACTGGTTATTACTACCCCTTCACCATGACTGCTCGCAAGGGCGATAAGTTCGTTCGTGTGACCGCTGATGGCACTGAGAAGACGCTGGTCTTTGGTGAGACTAATGATACTGATACCACTATGAACATGATATTTGCGGTCAATCCCAAGGCTCCTGTTATCTCTTGTAAGCTTATTCGCGATACGACTGAGCAAGGCTTCAGTTTTGACTTCAGTAAGGTCAATTTCAAGTAATTTATATTGAATTACTTTTAGAGAGACGTAGATTCGTTCTACGTCTCTCTTTTTTTTTAGAGATATTGATATAAAAGGAAGAAAGGGGGTATATTATTATTATGATATATATTCCTTATTTTTATACTAATACCAATGACAAGCCAGATTTGACTGCGGAATACCAGCAGCTCAAAAATCAACTGCTTACAAATCAGTTGATTGAATTTAACACAGATCGTATCGAAAATATGGTCATCAAACCAAATTCCATGTCAGACAAGAATATAGACGAGGCTATTAATTGGCTAAAAGACGTTGGAACGTCAGGCGGCGTTGTTGGTCAAAAATTGGCAGAGTCTTTGAGCCAAGTTGTAGAAGGAATCACGTTGACAACATCGGCATCTGCGTCTGGATTGCAGATGAATGGTAAGACATTGTCTTACCAGGGTATAGCCAATATACAATATAAGGAAAAAGATAATGACGGCAATCCTGCTGATAATTCAAAATATTATCAATTGTTAGAGGAGTTAGGTAAAAACTTATCTTCAGTCATAGCTGCTGCCACAAAAGCAATGGATGATATGGGCGAGATGATAGAAAAACATTATGGCGACTATTGGAAGGCTTGCGTTTTGAGAGGCAAGGAAATAGACGCTGATGACGATGCAGCTTTTATTGTCAAACAGGCATTTGCGAAACGTGGAACATTATTGGAATTTACTCCTGAGATGCTTGAAGGAAAAAGCGTAGATGCTGATGCACAGGCATTGTGCCAAGATTATTTGTCTATCAAGGCAAAGATACAAGCATTGACTGTTTTGAAGAATGGGCAAATTTCTGCCTCTGAGGACAAAAACTCAAATGAAACTGTGCGACAATTGGTTGGTAAGATAGGTGGAACGTTTTCTGATGCGAGTGGACACTTTTCTGAGATAATTGTTCAGATGGCAACAGATCAAGCAATGTCGAACAAAGAAGTGGCTGAAACGCTTGTAAATATGTTTGGAAAAAGTAACAAGACTGCTTCAGCGATAGTTTCTGGTACTACGGGAATATCAATTGAGACGGTGGCAAAAATTGACGACAGATTAAAGAAGATAGTAGAGTCATCTGGGCAGAAAGTGTTCCAATTTTCCAAAAATGACATTACTGTTGTCTATTCTGGTGATAAAGCGACATTGATGTACGGCATTTCAGTAAAATACTCTAATGCTATCAAAAGAGGCGGCGTTAAAAAAGCAACCTTGAAATTACAGCAAGCTACTCCTTTCTTTCAGTTGATACAAAAATACGTTATTTCTAATGGCATATATTCTTTGCAAGATGTGTATACGCTTGCGGCAGCTCGAAGTTCAGCAGAAGAGGGGCATCCTTGGAATAGCAGCAAGTCGGGAAAGGAATATCTTGCTAGCCATAAGACGGGCGAGCAGCAGCTTATTGATATGTGGAGATCAATGGTAGACGATGTGATAGTAGCCAATTTCTTAGATGCGTTGGCAGGAAACGGCTCCTTTGGGAACAACAACTTATTTATGTCGGTGAATGATGCTCTTTATCCAATAGGAGCAGTTCTTGCCGCAGTAGTAAAAAATCCTGATATGATAGAGGCTGTCTCGAAAGGTGGGGGAGGCACAAGAAACAGATATAATTTCTACCGACAGAACCTTTGGATACCAAATAAGTCTGGCAACAATCAATTTGAAGCAGCAAAAATTCGCTCGACCGTGACACAGGCCGCTTTATATAAAAAGATGTCTGAAGCGAAAGTTACAATAAGGCTCAATAGCGCTTTATTGAACGGTTTGCAGATATAACAACAAAGAGAAGTGCAGATGTAAAAGGAGATAAAATGAAGAAACTTGACTATCAACTTGAACGTGCAATCAAGCTTTCCACTAAGCAGGTGGAGACCATTCTTGATTTTGCAATTCAGGCCGCAAACGACAATGGTTATATGAGCAGTCTCGTCTTCCAAAAGGCAATGCTGGTATTTGCCGCCACTGTTCTCTATCCTGACCGCAAGGAGGAGATTTCTGCGGCTATTGGCAGTCAGTATGACATTAGCGCCATCTATGACAAACTCAATGAGGAAAAGTTTTTTGAGAAGATGGATGCTGATTTTTATGAGACCATGGAATATCTTCGTGATGTGAGTGTGGATTGGTTTGAGGATGCCAAGTCTTATGCTCACTCTGCTCGTGGTCTCTTGGATAGCCTCAATACCCTAAGTGGAGACATTGTGAAGTCTGCGGTTGAGCAACTTCAGAAGACAGTCCAGTCGGGTGATGTTGCGCAGGTGCTTCAGATTGGCGATGCTCTTGGCGTAAATCGTAAGCAAGATACTTCTATCAGAGATTCAGGTAAATTAAAAGATGTTTCTGAGAAGAAGTCTGCCACTAAGCGTACTCGTGCTAAGAAGACTGAATAACGGTCGAAACTAGGTAAATGAATTGCCCCTATTTTCATATATTGAGAATAGGGGCTTTTTTTTATTGGAGATACAAGGAGTGTGAAAAGTTGAGTAAATTCAGTAACACTATTGAATACAATATCAAGACTAATCTTGATGCTTCTGGCTTGAATAAACTGCAACAGCAAATAAATATTGTTTCAGAGTCTTTTTCCAAGTTGGCTAAAAAGAATCAATTATACTCTTCTGAAGAGTACAATGCTGATATACAACGCCTTTCTAAGGTACAGAAGGCTTTATCTACTTCATTCAACAATGATTTGAATGTGCTTGATATAAGTAAGTTTTCTGCTAGTTTGAATGGTTTACCATTATCTGAAATTCAGAAAACAATGTCAAAAACCACCGAAGGTGCGGAAGCTTTTGATAATATCCTTATGACTATTGGGCAAATTGACAAAGGCTTCAAGAATGTCTCTAGTGTTACTGACAAGATTATGAATACTTTTGGCAACACTGTTCGTTGGGGTATTACTGCCAGTATTTTTCAAACCATTCAAAATAGTCTATATCGTTCTGTAGACTATGTGAAGGATTTGGATACTTCTCTTAACAATATCCAGATCGTTACAGGTGCTTCAGCCGAAAATATGAGAAATTTTTCTTTAAAGGCAAATGAGGCTGCGGCAAATCTTGGCGCATCTACTGTTGCCTTTACTGATGCTGCTCAACTTTATGCACAAAACGGTTATAGTGAGGAAGATTATACTAAGCTTGCAGAACTTACTACTAAAGTAGCTAATGTCACTCAACAGTCTACATCTGATGTTTCTGAGCAGATAACTTCTTTGATGGCTGGATATAAGATGTCCATTGAGGAAGCTGATGATGCGTTGTCTGGTATGGCAGTTGTTGCTGCTGAGTCGGCGTCTGATTTAGGAGAACTTGCAAATGCAGAACAAAAGGTCGCTTCTGCCGCAAATACGCTAGGCGTCTCCCAAGACCAGTTGACTGCGCAGTTATCTACTATTATTTCAGTTACACGTGAGGCTCCTGAGACTGTTGGTAACTCTCTCAAGACTATTTATGCTCGTTTGGGAGATTTGAAGCTTGGCAAAACGCTTGAAGATAATGTTAATCTTGGCAAAGTTTCTGGTCAGCTTCAAGGTCTTGGTGTTCAGATTCTTGACACTAACGGCGATATGCGTGCTATGGGAGATATTCTTGAAGACCTTATGGGTAAGTGGAAGGGATTTTCTGCCGCTCAACAACAAGCTGCCGCAGTTGCTCTTGCTGGTAAATATCAGTATAACAATTTCATGACTTTGATGTCTAATAGTGATATGTATTATCAGCAAAAGCAAACATATAATTCTTCTAAGGGCGCTTTGGATAAGCAACAAGACATCTATATGGAATCTTTGCAGGCTAAAATTCAAAAGCTTCAATCTACTTGGGAAGGCTTTGTTACAGAATTAGTAGATTCAAATAATTTCAAAGGTGCTATTGATGGATTGTCAGATATTATCAAAATGGTTACTGACCTTACTGATTCTCTTGGTGGAGTTCAGCCGATTTTGACTATTGTCAGCAGTCTTATGCTGCGGACTTTCAGCAAAGATATTGCAGCAGGCTATTCAAATATGATGCAAAATTCTCAACGCAAGAATATTTTGGCTCAAAATGACGAAGAAATAGCAAAAATGTTTGATGGACAAGATTTGGAAGGAGCAGGCGGACAGTTTTTAGCTCAAACGGCTTCTGCAAGGTCATCATTGACTGGCGACCAAGCTGAGGGATATTTGGCTCAAGTAAAGAATTTTATACAAGCTGATAGGGAAGCGCGAGAAGCGCACGATGCTTTTAATAAATCTTTAGAGGAAACGGCGAAAAGTCTTGAAGATACAAATATAGCTCTTTCTCAATATGGTCTTCAAATAACGAAAGATGGTAATGTTTTTGGTTCTAAAGTAAATGACTATAATAGAATCTCTGCACAAATTCAAACAAATGAAAGTCAAGCGACTGAATTTTCTGAAGCTGCAGGAAGTCTAAAACGTTTGAATAACTCGAAAAAGCGTAAGACTAAAATTGAAAAGGGCTTAGACGCGAGAAACATTCTTCACGATACTTTTTCAACAGAAGAGCTTGAAAATACTGATTCTGAAATAGGACAAATTTATGAACAGTTATTAAATGTACATCAAAAAGTGGCAGACATGGATGCGTTAGTAGAGAAAGCAGCCGCCATAGCCAACAAAAGATCTGAAGATTTCCAAGAGGCAAGTAGCAAACTAAAACGTGAAAATCCAGGTTATCAAGCTGTGAAGAAAGCTCAAGAAGAAGTTGAGCGTCGCAAAGAGGAAGAAGAGCGTGCGGGTAAAAATGTAGAATCTAGCGATGCACGTCAACAACAAGCAGAAAAAGATGCTCAGACTGCCGCTGAGCGTTTGTCTACTCAAGATAAAATAAAACAGTATATCAATGCGGCTTCTGCTATTGGGCAATTGTCTTTTGCTGTGCAAGGGCTTCAAAATCTTGGCTCTATTTGGCAAAATGATGATATAACAACAGGCGATAAAATTTTACAAACAATAATGTCTTTATCTATAACTGTGCCACAATTAGTAAGCAGTTTTAAGAACCTGTTTGATGTTTATAAGAATCTTTCTGGCACAACGCAGATTTTTAGTGAAGTGGGAAAAGTATTTACAGGCACTTTCAAAAAAAACATAGAGGATGGCGCAGGACTGTTTCAAGCTTTGAAGGGTTCAATTGGTGAGGCCGCAAAGTCTGCTGGTACATTTGGGACTTCTTTGACTGCTTTAGTGGGTCCTCTCGGTGTTGTTGCAGCAGCTTTGGCCGCTATTGGCATTGCTTTTGTTGCTATTTCAGCACATGATAATGTTATTGATGAATTGGCAGAAAAGCAACAAAAAATTGTTGATTCGAACAAAGAAGTTAGTGATTCAACTAACCAGACACTAAAAGACTGGGATAATCTCTATAATCAGTATAGAGACACTGGTGATGTTACAGATGAGTTTGCCAAATCTTCTTCTCAAGTGGCAGAATCTTTGGGCTTGGAGAGTGCAAAAGCCTTAGAGGCAGCAGGTAATTATGATGCTTTGGCACAGGCTATTCGCCGCAAGCAAGATGCTGACAACCAAGCAACTATAGATTCGGCGCAAGAGGCTATGCAAGGTGGCCTTTATCAAAAGATGATTGGCCAAAAGATTTTGGGCAGAAGCGCTAAGGGAGCAATTGGTTCTGCGCTTTCTACCGCTAGAGACGGTGGAGTTTATAATCAAAAACTCAACCAACTTGAGGCCACTGACTTACCAGAAATTATAGGTGTTGCGAATTCTGCCTTGTCTGATTATCGAAGTCAGTTGAAACAGTTGGGTTCTTCTTACGAAGAGGCTCAGAAAAATGGTTTTTCTGGTGACAAGCAAGCTTGGACTGATGAAGTAGCAAGGTTGAATAACGCTATAGAGCATTTGTCTGACACAATGAGTGAGTATTCGGATTACACTGATAACCTCGCCACTGCCGCGAATGCAAGAGCACAGCAGTCTGATTTCCAGGCTAAGTTATCAGAACAAAATGGAGACTTAGAGGGCATTCGTTCTGTCTATGAGAGCGATAGCAATATGAAAGCCTATCTTGATTCTCTTGGCGACGATTATGAGTCTTATTTGAAATTTGTTCTGAGCACGGCCCAAGATGAAGTTACGCAAATGGCCGCCCAAGCTTCTTTGGACAAGATTGGTTTCGCTCAAGAAGCTAATGTTGTGGAGAAGTCTCGCGGGGCTTCTGATGAAGAGGCAAATGCAAAAGCAGATGAGATTTATCAGAAAATAAATGACATGCATCTATCTGATGAAGATGTCATCAAGCTACGCGCTTCTATTGATTATGATACTCTAAAGAACAATGCGGATGAGATTATTGAGCGCCTGAACAATGGTGAAGATTTAGACTCTATTGTTGCGGACATCACTGTTAAAAAACCTGATAATATTGAACAATATGGAGAAATAGCATCAGATGCTATTGACAATACAAAAATATTTGATACTGCTGATCAAGTAAGTGCTCGATTAGAAGATATTAACGTCAAACAAGAAGATTTTGAAAAGTATCGTGACTCTTTAGTTGCGACTAATGATGAATTCAAAAATTTTAGTGATAATATAGATAATAGTATATCTGAGTTACAGAAGCAAGCGGGCGCTATAAAAGACAGCATGAAGTCTTTGGATAAAAATTCTGATGAATATAAAAACGCTGAAAACCAACTTGATGATTTGAATGACCAAATAGCGGATTACCAAGATGCATTAGATGATGCCGCTTCTAAACAACTTGAATGTGAGACAGGTGCAAAGGAGCTTGCAGACTCTTGGGATGACAATGTTGCAGCTTTAGATGAAAGCAATCGAGGAACAAAATCTTATATCGACGCTCTAAATGACATGTCTGAAGGGGTGGGTCATCTTCTTAACATCGATATGTCTTCATGGTCTGCTGATTTGAAGGATGCTTTTATTACTGACAACTTAGATCAGATAAAAGCAGCTATTGACGGCGATACAGATGCTCTTCAAAATCTCAAGCTTCAAGCTGAGGCCATAGATATTGTTATTGACATGGGGCTTGATCCAAATGTGTCCCCTGAAATTACCTCCCAAGTATATGATATTTTGATGGAAGCTCAAAATATTGCCAATGATAATAGTATTGAAGCAGGAGCATATCTTGATGATTCTGCTTTTACTGAGACCTTGACTAATATGCTGCTTAATATGGTGGCTGCTGGTCAAGACATTAGTGGAGTGCTTGCCAATTTGGCTGATATGGGCATCGAAGTTGAACAGACAACGAAAGAGGTCAACTTCGGTGGTGCCATGATAGTAGATGGGGAAGATTCATCTCAATATACAGGCACAATGGAAATTCCATCTTTCCGCTATAAGAAAATTGGTAATTTCAATCAAGCTCCAAAGACATATAGCAGCGGTGGCAGTGGTTCGGGTAAGAAGTCTGGTGGAGGTAAAAAAGGTTCTGGTGGTAAAGGCTCTGGTTCTGGAAAGTCTTATACTCCAAAGACGAAGGACAAGCAAGAAGATGAGTATGACCGCTATGAAAAGGTCAACGCGCATCTAGACCGTCTTTCTAAAACTTTAGACAAATTAGCAGATGCGCAAGACAGGCTCACAGGCAAAAAACTTGCTGATAATATGGCTGAACAGGCGGCTATCCTTGAGCAGCAGGTCAAATGGCAAAAGGAGAAACTTGAACTCCAACAGCAGGAGGCAAGCGAACTTCAGGGCAAACTTGCGGCATATGGTGTGCAATTTGACTCTGAGGGTTATATCTCCAATTATAAGGAAGCCTATTACGCGCAACTAAACAAGTACAATTCCGCTATTGATGCTTATAATGCGGATGGGACAGAGGCTGGCCAAGAGGCACAAGACAAGATTGCCGAGCAAGCAAAGAAATCCTATGATGACTTCAAAGACCTCATTAGCAAATATGATGATTTGCGTAACTCTACTATTGAAGAGTCTTTGAAAGACATTGAGGACTATTATGACAAGATAGAGGACCTTCGCATCAATGCCTTCAAGAAGAGTGTTGAGGCTGTTGATGACATGAAGGACATGCGAGAGACGTTGATTGACTTCAATGCCATCTTCCGCAGCCTTGCTCATGACACAGACTTTGACGAACCTTTCAACAACATGGCAACCAATGCCGAGAAGCTGAAGCAGTATTGGGATATGGATAAGGTGGCCATGAACGGTTACTATGATGAACTTATCAAGAACAACAAGGAAGCCATGTCTCAGTCTGGTGTCTCGAATGAGCGTAAGAACTGGCTCATCAGCCGTAACCAGATGTATGAGAACGCCAAGAACAATCTCGGTAATGGTACGCTTGAAGCTGGCGGCACAGGCTACCTTGACATGGAAATGAAGAACCTCAATGACATCATGGAGCAGATAAACCAGTTTGAGACAACTGGCACCTCCTCTATCTTTGGCGAGAACTCTGCTGACCTCTATGATGTTGCCAAGAGCATCTTCGAGTCTGCGACTTCGATGGCCGAAGACCTCAAGAGCGAGATGGATGACCTCAAGAGCAACATCATTGATGGAATTGACAACATTGGTGATGCCATTGACAAGCAACTTGACAAGTTCGACAATATCAATGATACGCTTGAACACTATGCGGACATGATAGAAATGGTCAGCGGAGACCAGGCCTACGATAAACTGAATGCCGTTTATGAGGCACAGATAAAGAATGGCCGTGCGGAACTTGATACTTTGAAGGCGTCTATTGGAGTGTTGGAAGACCTTCAGAAAACATTCGAGGAGGGGTCTGACCAATGGAACGAGGTCGCTGACCAGATAGCCGACAAACAGTCGCAGGTGCTTGACAAGACCAAGGACATTATGGACTTGATGAACCAAGTCTATTCCAACAACGTCAGCAAGCAACTTGATAATTGGCTCAAGGATACGCCTCTTGGGGCCGACCTTGATTGGATGAGCGACCAATGGGAACTCATCAATCGCAATGAGGACCAGTATCTTGACAAGACGAACTCCGCATATAACATTCAGAAGTTACAAGCGAAATACCTTGACTTGCTAGATCAGTCTGATAATCTTCTTACCCAACAGAAAATAACTGACCAGATGAACCAGCAACTCAATATGCTGAGGTCTAAGAACAAACTCTCGCAATATGACGTTGACTATGCCAATGCCCAACTTGAGATTCTGCAAAAGACCATTGCTCTTCAAGACGCTCAGAACAACAAGAGCCAGATGAAACTGCGGCGAGACACGCAGGGCAACTACTCCTACGTCTACACAGCAAACGAGGGCGATGTCAAGAACGCACAATCTGATCTTTTGGACGCGCAGAACAATGCATACAACCTTTCCAAGGACCAGATAAAACAAACACAGGATGACTCCCTATCTGCTCTCCAAGATGCTAAGTCCATGATTTCTGACATTTGGACAAATGCAAACCTCACGCTTGAAGAGAAGACTGACCGCACAAAGACGATCATCGCTTCTCTGAAAGAGTACTTGGCTGGCACTGCGGATCAGTTGAGCGAGGCCGAACAGAACATCATCCAGGACTTCATCGGCATGTGTGAGATGATGACCGATGAGAACAAGAGCGGTCTTGATGATGTCTATGACCAGATTATCAATGGTAATGATAAGGCTTTCTCTCAAATTGACACTCGTTGGGGTGATGCCATCTCTCAGTGGCTTGGCAATCTTGACCAATTCAATCAGGCTACCGACAAGACTTTTGATGGTTTGGTTGACAATGCAAAAGACTATGCGGACAAGACAAAGAGCTTGGGCAAACAAGTCGGACTGAATTTCAGTGACATGACTGATGTCATCAACGCGGCAAAGACCGCAACTGATGACTTGGCCGCGTCCACCTCTGGCTTTATTGACAAGCTTGAGGCTTCTTCTGGTACGCTCAAGGGTTATGAGAAGCAACTTGATGAGTATAAGAGCAGGGTGTTAGACCTTAATAATGCTATGGGCGAGTATCAGTCTAAGGTAAACAACCTTGAGTCTAGTCTACAAGCCGAGCAGCGCAAAAATGCAGACCTCTCTGACCAGTTGGCCGCAAGTGAGGCAAAGTATAATGCAGCCTATGGCAACAATGGCGGTGGTGCAGGTGGCGTCGGTGGTTCGTCTGATGACGTTGCCTATGGCATCGCGCAGTCAATCTGGACATTTGGGCAAAAGTCTGGTTGGGGCAACAATCCAACCCGTAGTGACAAACTAACCAACGGCTATGGCTTTGATTTTGCCCAGAAGGTACAAGACATCATCAACCAAAAGGTATGGAGCGGTTCCGCAACAGACCTTGTGAACTATGACTCCATGTCTTATAGTTCTTACAACCTCTTGGGCTATGATACAGGCGGCTATACTGGTACTTGGTCCGAGACGGAAGGCCTTGACTCCGACGCAAAGAATGGTAAACTTGCAATCCTTCACCAGAAGGAACTTGTGCTCAACGAGACTGACACTGCAAACATCCTCAAGGCTGTAGAGTACGTGCGGGAAATGGCCCAAGAGATGAGTAGCAACGGCATCATGGCTGACCTCGCTGACAGGTACAATGCTTGGAGCACGAAAGTCTCTGAAATACAACAATCTTTGGCGGGACAGAATGGAAACATCGACCAGACAGTCAATGTCAATGCCGAGTTCCCGAACGCGACAAGCGCGGAGGAAATCAAGACTGCCCTTAACGACCTTGCGAATGCAGCAATTCAGTATACTGGAAAGCGTATTGGCCGATATGGGCTAAACTAAGAAAACGTCAATCCTGTTTTTTTAGTATAATAATAGAGCATAAAAGGATTGAATTGGGCGGGGAGCGCAATGCTCTCCGCCCTTATTTTTTTTGGAGAGAAAAGGAGACGAGGATGGCTGACGAGAGCAAATACCAAAAGTCCATACTTGACGCTATCGACTATTTGGTCAACAATCGCGTCCAGAACCTCGACAGAGACAAGACGATTGTGGCAGGAATTGTCGCCTGCTCAAACGCATTGAAGCAAGAGTACAAGGTTTCTTATAATGGTGGTACAATTGTGGCCTATGCGCAAGATGGCGCAAACTATGAGCGCAATCAAAGTGTCTATGTGCTTGTGCCGCAAGGCGACTTCTCGGCTCGCAAGACCATCATAGGCAAGGCCACAAATGTCACAGATGACAAGAACATAACGTTTGTCTCTTCGCTTTTGAGCGACTACAACATGATTGGCCGCAATAGCGTAGACAATCATGACAAAGACCCTGTGTGCGGCCTTCACTCCTATCTCAAGACAGAGTATCAGATGCTCTATCAGAGAGACGAGGACCCTGACAATCCCAACCTCATTAACGTGAACCAAGAGGAATTAAAGAGTTATCTTTCTGATGCTGAGGCTGTGTTATTGGAAGGATCGTTTAAAACAAGGCTTCCAAAGTCCCATCGTAATTCCAAAGGTGGCAAGTATGGCTTGCAGATGGTGTTGGCTTTCCGCAATAAGGACTATGCGGACAGTGACGACCTACCTGAACAGGCCATTCGTCATGTGTCCTACTCCATTGACTCGGATTTGATGACTGGCAATCCCACCCTATATGAGAATTGGACTGACCAATACAATATCTACTCCTTTGACAAGGACACGTTTCTCTACGTGGAATCTATCATGGCATATTGTCAGGACTATGTAGATGCAGACAATATAAACCAGGCAAACCTTTGGGGACCCGACATTTTCTTCAAGGACATAGAGTTTTATGGTCTGAGAAAGATAGAGGCCAAGAATGGTGAGTATGTCTTGCGAGTGTCTACGCCGCAAGGCGCCATCTTCAAGACAACGACCGCAGATGAGAAGTTGACTGTCCTTTGTTCTATAAAGAAGAGTGAGACCACAGACCTTTCTGATTCAACCACCTACTATTGGTTTGCCAAGGACGACAGGGTGTCTTCTACTTCTGAGGACTATCATATGTATGGTGGAGCAGGATGGAAGTATCTCAAAAACCTGGACAATAACAAGCAGATAACGTTGTCTGCCTATAACAACAGGGCTTATGAGAATAAATATCTCGTGGTTGCAGTCTATAAGTCAGAGATAATTCTGAAGCAGAAGTTCTCCATCTATAACGAGGCTTGTAGCAGAAGCATAGAGATAAAATCTAATCTTGGTACAAAGTTTGCCTTTGACAGAGGCGTACCTATTCTCACCTGTCTTGTGAATGGCAAGGACAAAGACTTTGAAGTTGACTTAGGCAAAGATGACTCCCTGTTTGACTTCTCTTGGAGCATGACTGATACCAGTGGATTTGTCACGAACTTCACCATAAGCAAGTCAGAATTAGAGAAGCAATACAAAGAACTTATGCGGCAGTTCAATGATCCCAAGGTGGAGAAAAAGCCAACCTATTCTGATTTGGCTGTCATCAAGTCTCAGATAACAGCCATGGATGGTGTTGAATTCAATCGCAATGTCTTGACCTACCCCGTCAGCAAGATAACTGACAGTGCCATCTTCTCCTGCTCGGTCTTTATGAAGGAGAATTCCACTGCCGAATCCTTTTTTGTCGGTTCTGCTTCCATTACCCTAAGAAATGAGACAGAGGCAGAGGTTGCCGCATACTCCATTATCATAGAGAACGGCAATCAAGTATTCCAGTATAGCGAGAGCGGTGTCAGTCCGACAAATGAGCGCTATACAGACCCGATAGAAATAAAGCCACTTGCCTGTCACTTCTATGACCCAGCAGGTCTTGAGGTGAGCAATGAGACATATACCGTCTCTTGGAGATTCCCACTTGAGAGCACACTTATTGTCACTCCCAAAAATCTGACAATGAATCAGGCAAACTCAAAGATTGAACTTTTGCCGCAACAGACGTGTCTCTTCTCTATCCAAGATTCCTATGATTATTTTGCCCTAAACAATCAGTTGACGTGTATTGTCGATTACCAGGGGGTAGAATACACAAAGGATACCGATTTCTTCTTTGCGAAGATAGGTGACAATGGCACAAACGGGACAGACGTCGTTGCCAAGATTTCCCCAAAGACACCGCCGAAAGATACCCTCTTCTCCATCAGAACCATGACACAGTTGAATGCAGATGGTTCTTACAAGACAGAGGAAGTTGATGGCAGGCAAGTTGATGTCGCCTATTGGGAGTTCAACAATGGGAACGCCAAAAATGTCGCGCCTTTGAAATTTGAGTTGTTCAATAGAAACAATCTTCTAGATGTAGACGAGTCTTCTGTCTCTTGGAAGATGTCAGGCAACGCAAATAAGACTAACTACATGTCGATTGCGGCAAATGGTGTTATCAATTATGACTTCACCAAAAGGGGCGAGGTTGGTAAGGGTTGGAATACCAACCAGATAGTCAGAGCAAGCGCAACGGTTGCCGCAAACAAGGGCGCAGACAAGCAGACATATTATGCATTCTATCCTGTCCCCGTCATTGACCATCACAGAAGTGTCGTAACAGAGGTTGGCAATGACAGATTTGGTCTTCCCGTCTATGATGTCAAGTTTGACAAGACAAGGACCCTCAAAAATATTCTTTACAATGCCGATGGGCGTCTTCCGCTGTATAATGAGAACCAAGGAGTTTTCTTCTCTCTTGGAGACATAGGCAATCGTCATATCATCTTGCGGGCAGAGGGCGGTGCAAATGATGACACAACCACCGCTGCGTTTACTCTTTACACTGAGGAAGATGGCATAAAGAAGTCTTCGACCATCATTGCTCAGGACCTGAATTACACTATAAAGGAAGAGTACGAAGAAGATGGCGAAACCAAGACACGTGATATTCAGAAGGTATTTGACCATGTATACGTGAAGCCAAATGACAATTATGACGGCGCGTATGTCAATAACAGAATTCACGGTCTTATTTTTGCCGAGAATGTTGAGGAAAGTGCTCGTGTTGATGGCAACGCCGAGGTAGAATTTTATCTTCCCATTCATATCTCACTCAATACCTATGGATTGTCTTCCCTTAATGCCTGGGATGGCAACAAGATAGAGATAAACGAGGATTCTAACTATATCCTTGCACCGCAAGTTGGTGCTGGCGAGAAGGATTCTGAGAACAAGTTCACAGGTATTGTCATGGGCAAGGCTGAGACGTATCCTGACGCACAAAACAAAAAGTCTACTGCCATTGGTCTTTTAGGCTACAGCCATGGTAAGCAATCTATCTGGTTAGACTCTGAGACTGGTAACGCGACTTTTGGTTTGCCTGAAGATGAGGCGAGTGCTCAAAACAGGTATACCGAAGGCCGCATCAAGCTTGTTCCTGGCGGCACTTCTTCTATCGGCGCTTGGAATATAGGCTCTCGTGTTCTCTATAATATGTCAACCGCTCCTGTTATGCGTTCTGTTGAGCAAAAAGATGACCAAGGCAAAGGCACAGGCATCTATGATGCTCAGGTGTATGACAAGGCAACCAAGACATGGAGTGAGTCTGTTGGAGACACTAGGAATGCTTCCGCAGTCAGAAAAGAGTACTATGCTCCTGAGAAGTTAGTTGGCAACAACAATCCCGAGCAGAATTATAAAAGTTACACTGGCGAGAGCAAATATAGAGTTGACAATGCTACCTTGAATTTTGACCCCTATTCGCAAGGTGCTATTCTTGGAGCAAACCCAGCATATCTTTCTATCAAATCGATTCCACTGACTCGCTTTAGTTCTGATATTGACTTTGACTCTGCGAACGCAGCACTCAAGGACGGCGACAGTCTTGAGGTAGAGATAGACCCAATGAAAACGTCTATCTTCTCTATCTATCGCCACACACCCTATCTTGACGCTAATGGCAATCAAGAGTTGACAGACGAAGGGCTTCCCAAGTTCACGCGTTATCCACTTGTCGGTATCAACTCTGCGGGCCAGTTCTATACCAACGCCATTCAAGACCAAGAGTCCTCAATGGGCATTGGTAAGGTTGGTGCTTTTGGCAAGACCGCAAGTGATAACAAGTATATTGGTGCGCAATTTGCCTATGGAACAAAGAATATCTTGAAATTCTATGTCAAGAATCAAGACAACGTGAATAAGGACGATGAAAACAAAGATACATTGTTCTTATCAACAGGTTCTCAGATTTCTGATGAATATGACAGACCCTTCAAAATATATGGCAAGAATGTTGAGTTGTATGCGTCTCCTCAAAGCACAAGAGAAGAACAGACAAAAGAGTTCTCAAATCATGCTTTGAAGATTTCTTCTTCTGAAATATCGCTTGGACATTCTGATGTATATTTGAAGATGCCTGTTGCGGCGAATGCAGAATTCAAGACAAGAAATGGTCTTGATGTTGGCGTTTCCAAGGCCACTTCCATGTCTTTTGGAACGACAACAGGACATTCATTATCTGTTACAGCCAGTGGTCTTGTAACTGGTATTTACAAGAATGGCCGCACAATAACCACGTCTGGACAAGACTCTCTGGCCGCCACCAACAAGATTGTTGCTATTGGCGGCACTGGAGACAATAAGAGTACTCTTGAGATGAGCACTTTGGCGTTGAAACTTGATAGAGGTGGAAAACAGTCTATTACTTTTGGTTCTGCCGATGATATTGTGATAAAATCTCCAAATAGTATTACTATCAAAAATGGTGGCGGAGGAGATACAGAAGGCGGTCACATCTATATTACAAATACTGGGGCAGAAGGTATCGTTCTTACTTCTAATTACAATAAGTATTTAAATAAGGCCAGTTCTGGATTATCGCTTATGCCGCCAAATGGCGAAACTAACGGAACGGCCTCATCTTTTAGTTTGTCTTCTGGACAAGGTTCCGTTTGGACCACAACTGAGAGTATCGGTAGCGTTTCAGATAGAGCGGTTGTACGAATAGATGATGGCTTTCATACTCAGTGGGGCTATTTTACTGGCAATGGTTTTTCTGATGGTCAATACAACTTCTCTTTGAAGGCTGATAAGATTATTTATAGTGATGACTGGATTTGGTCTAATAATAACATTTATGGCGCGGACATATGCTTCAATGATTCTAGAACTTATCAAAGTGGCTCTTGGGCTAGCGGTACATCAACTTCGATAAACGCTTTCTTAGATAATATCTATTGGTATTTGAACCTGTTGAAGAATTCTGTAACTGCTGTTGAGAATCGCTGCTCTTCTCTTGAGTCTTGGCGTAATTCTAAGACTTTTGCGTCTGAATCTTGGGTTAATAGTAATTATATTTCTCGAAGTACATTTGATAATCACGGACACTGGGATGCACGAAATAATAGCCACCGAGTTCTTAACCAGTGGGATACGTATCAAATTGATGGCCAAGATGTTTCTCACATTAGGGTCGTGACTGATCTAAGTGCAATACGCACTTCTGCTCCCGTTCAGTTGCCTTAATAAAAAAAGGAGATAAAAGGATATGACACATGAACAGCAACGTTTGGAGACGCAATCTGCGGTCGTCTCTTGGACAAATTGGTTTATGGCACAGAATCAGATTCCTGCCAGCCTGATGGAAGACGCTTTGAACAAAGCAATTCTTTCTCTCAAAGACCAAGTGGTTCAAGAGTTTATTCAGGCTGTGACTGCCGAGACTGCGGCAAACGAGCAAGAGCCGAAGGAGGAAGAGGCCAGTGGCGACTAAAAAACTTGTCCATCAAGTCTCCATCAAGGATGGCTCTGGCTATATTACCAGTACGACAAACATTGGTGCGACATTTGATGATGTGGTCGATGCTGGCACAGGAAGAACCAACTATACGCTTACGCAGTTCTTTGATTCCTATCTGAATTTCATGCGTAATGCAGACTTCATCTATGCTGGCGGCGTTGAGCCTAAGAACTCCAAGGTGGTTCTTTGGTTAGACACCAGTGAGACCAATGGTTTGTAACATTGAGGAGGATATGATATGGCAATCAGCATCTTGAACCAATTGTATCCTCCTCAATTCTCCAGCACATTTGCTCCAGCGTTTCCCGTGACAAGCACGTTGAGAATCTACTTCTCGCTGTCTTCCTATAACTCTTCGAACGATATTCAAAGAGTGCATGTCATCATTACGAACCAAAAGAGCAACGAGAACGTAATCAAGGCAGGAGTGGGGCTTCTCTTCAAGCCCCTCTCCTATGACACAGATGCGGGCATGTACTATGTTGACATCTCGCCTTCCGAAATTGCTGGGGATGAGTGGATACATAACCAATATTATAAACTGCAACTTCGTTTTGACAATGCCGATGCGCCTTTGAGTGGGGTATTTGACAATGCCTATCTCACAGAGAACTTGGAGCATTTCTCTGAGTGGTCGCAAGTGTTGCTTTTGCGGCCAATTTCTGAGCCACAAGTGCTCATAAGACCATTTGACTTGGAATCAAACCAAGACAAAGTTCTCTATTTCAACAAAGGCGTGCTTCATATCTCTGGTCAGATGTCTTTTGCCGCAAACGATGAGAAGGAAACGATGTCTTCTTATAAGGCAGACATTGTTTCCGCAGAAGATGACAATGCCACGCTTCTGGAAGGAAAGACCGTCTATACCTCTACTTTGACGAACCCCAATGTCATTGATGCTCTCTTGGACTTGTCAGGGTTAGACACAAAAACCATTCAGACGTTTGCGATACGCTTGACAACATTAACCAAGAGTGGCTATGAGATGACAAAGAACTATCGTTTTAAGATAGCCGAGTTTATCGCAGATGATTCTTTCAAGCCTGATGTGGCAGTTGACATGAATGACGAGACAGGTATTGCCACTGTGTCGGTAAAAAACGAGCAATCTGTCTTTGGCTTACTTTACATCAAGCGTTCTTCTAGTCTGTCTGACTTCAAGGACTGGGAGATGATATACTCTGCCAAGGTAGCGGGGCCACTTGACATAACCATCTCTGATAATACGGTGGGAAGTGGAGTTTGGTATCGTTATTCTGCGCAGTTGGAGAACTCAGCGGGTGGTTTGACGCAAGTATTCCGCTCTCCCATTATCTTCCCGCAATTCTTTGATGCCTTTTTGTCTAGAGAAGACAGGCAGATGGATTTGCAGTTCAATTACAAGATTTCAAGTGTGAAGCCTGTAGTCAACAGGACTAAAGTTGACACTCTTGGTGGCCGTTACCCAAAGTTTGTTGAAAATGCGGTCATGCACTACAAGCAGTTCTCTATCTCGGGGCTAATCTCTACCCAAGAGGATGAGTTCGGTCTGTTTTTAAACAAGGAAGATTTTTTTGGCAACAGATATGAGGACTATCAGGCATGGGAAAAAGAGAATTTCCGAGACTCTTTTGTCACAGAGAACTACAATGACTTTTGGGAGCGAGGTTTCAGAGAAGAACTTGTTGAGTGGCTAAATGACGGTGAACCGAAACTCTATCGTTCCATGGCTGAGGGTTTGGTCGTTGTCATGCTAACTGATGTGTCTTTGACACCAAACGCCACGCTTAGCCGCAGACTCTATGACTTCTCTGCGACCATGTATGAGATTGCGGATGGCACATCACTTGAGAATCTTGATACTCTTGGAATCTATCCGAGGACATTGATAGACACGTCTGTAACAGGTGGTAGCGGTCAAGGGCCTGACCCCACGCCTGAGTTCATCACAGTCTCCAAGCCTGGCCAACTTTATCAACTTGATTTGGGAGCCTATGAGGACAAGGTAAACGTGGTGTCTGAGTGCGTGTGGACTAACCTGCAAACTCGTTATGGGTCAAACGGCGTGTCAATCTCGTCTTCTAACATCTTGTCTTCTAAGAGTCCACAAGACCCCTATTTGACGAACGTCAAGATAAGGTTCAACTCAAAGCCGCATCTGTTCAAGGTTGACACCAATGGCTACGGAAATATCATCCAGATACCAGACGATGAGCCAACCAATGCCACAGATGCGGAAAAAAAGAACTATATGCTTGGTTATTGTTTTGAAATAAACAATAACACAGGCGACAATTCTCGCGTGTTTTTTGTCGGTCCGCAGGGCTATTATCAGATACCAAGCAATGTCACGGTGACTTCCTTGCATTTTCCGCAAAAGGACAATGTGACCTTGGAATACGTCGTTACCTATAAGGAAGCGAACAGTTCTGGCTCACATATCTCAAGCACCCAGGTTGACAGGACTGTCGTGGGACAGACAAGAGGTAGTTTCGCCGCAGATTTCTATCTGGGCGAGTCTATCAGAAACAAGTATACCTATACCCAGCCCAACAAGAGTTTTCAGAAGATGCAATGGTGGAAGGGTATTTGCGTTGACGTTACGCCATTTGCTATTGTCAATATAAAGTACCAAGACGAGAATACCTATAATGAATATTTGGTTGGGGAGACTGGCGTCTTGCACTTCCTAGAGGACTCTAAGGTACAAGACCTGTACTTTTCGGGTAGGGCCATGGAAAAGGTCAACTGGTCTCAGGTGCGCTATTGTCGTGATTGGCAATATGCGGAATCAGGGCAGACATTCGCTTCTTTGAAAGATATAGTAAAGCCGCAAGTGCATGGTGTCTATACTGTGGCAGGATTCAAGTATATCTATTATATAGACGAGGAATTTTATCGTCTTGTAGAAAGAGATGACATGACAATCGCCAAGGTCCCTATCACAGGCGATATAAATTACTATGGTGATGTCATGCAGATAGAGATAGCATAGGGAGGTGCGGCGGTGTACAAGAAGTATCCATATCTTCAGGATTCCTACTATGAGAATGCCAATACAGGCGTTACCCGCCGCGCCTTCTTGGCGAAACTTGACGAGTTTGTCAACCAAAAGAGATACGTGCGATTGACGTTGCTTGATTGGGACGAAAATCCCATCAAGGAGATACAGGGAGAAGTGTCAGGCGGTTCTATTTCCATGGATGGTTCCTCTTCTATTCGCCGCACATGCTCTCTGACTACTTCTGTCAGTGCTCAAGGGTATTCTGTTGATGATGCTGATGATGACTTTGCCATCAACAAGAAGGTGTTTGTTGAGGTTGGTATAAAGAATTATACCAAGGAGTACTCCGAGTATCCTATATTATGGTTCCCGCAGGGGTTGTTTTTCATCAAATCTTGCACCTGTAACTCAAGCGCGACTGGTGCCGTCAACATCTCTTTGTCTTTGATAGACAAGATGGCAATGCTCAATGGCGTTGCTGGTGGTACGTTCCCCGCAAGCACTATCTTGGATGAGGAAGATACCCAACTTGACGATGGCTCGACCGCCAGCGTCAAGGTGCCAATCTATAGGATAATTCAAGAGGTAGTGAATCACTTTGGCGGAGAGGACTTGGGTCGCATAGTCATAGAGGATGTTGACTTGCGCATCAAGCGTATCGTCAGATGGGTCGGCACAAGTCCGCTTTATATGTGGAAGTCTTCCAATGACTCTAAAGACTATTACATGGTGACAAGTCTTGAGAATCCCAATAGGCCAGATGCGAGAGTATATACAACAGGCATGGATGTCGGATATATCTATGATGACTTTGTCTGGACAGGAGAGTCTTTGACCGCAAATGCGGGAGACACCTGTGTTACTATCCTTGACAAAATCAAGTCTGCTCTTGGAAACTACGAGTATTTCTACGACGTGTTTGGCGTCTTCCATTTTAGGGAGATAAAGAACTATCTGAATACTACGCAAGCAACCACTCTTGTGGAGGACATGAACGAGAATGACTATCTCGTTGACGTGGCGGTTCCAAAGAGCATCTATACCTTTAAGGATAATGGCAACCTTTTGTCCATCAACGTTACCCCAAAGTACGAGGATGTGAAAAATGATTTCGTCATTCAGGGTACCCGCAAGAACACATTAACAAATACAAGTTCTGTTGTGCGCTATCATTTGGCAATTGACAAACGTCCTACTATTGGTAATCATTACAAGAACATTCTTGTTTATAAGGAATTGCGGACAAATATTCAAAAGGCGATTGTCCCTATTTTAGTTGATGCCCTTCCCGAGAAGGGCGAGTTCAATAGCGTCTACCTTGTGAGCGGCACCGCAAGTATTTGGGACGATAGCACATGGAAAAAACTTGAGATAGTAAAGTATTATCCAGGTATAGATACCGTCACATACTCTGATTTCTATACTACGACAGACTGGCGCACAGAACTTTACATGCAAGGTGTGACGGCAAGCGTCTATGCGATAGACAAGAACTATTATTATGAGGAACTTGCGGCATATTGGCCGCAGATATATGACCTCGTGAATCACAAATATTTTGCCCAAGAGACAAACAAGGATGGAACAACAACTGTTGCATCCTTATATGACGGCAATTTCTTCCTTGACATCATAGATTCCTCTTCCTCCGCTCTTGGGCAGTTTAGTGTCTCTAACATTGGTCGCAGGACAGACGTGAAGGTGGACGAGGATGTCAATTGCCTGTTTGAGCCTGAGATACCCGATGTGGTGTTCTTGAATACTGACCTCAGTGACGAGGACGCCAGTAAGTTGCAGAAATTGCGGGAAGAGGCGACAAAGGCGGGTCAGTCTTGGACACAAGTGCGGGGGGACATTTTCAATGCGTTGGCTACTGGTGGCTATCACAATGATGCGTATAACCAGATAACGTTTGAGTTGTATACTCACACGACATATCAGAGGACGTTGTCTCTGACAGCAATGCCGATATATTACCTTGAGCCAAACTCAAGGGTCACTATCAATGACAAAGTGACTAACACCTATGGTGACTTCATGATTCAGAACATGAGCATCCCATTTGATGTTGGTGGAACGATGTCTGTGACACTCAATGAATGCGTCTCTAAGCGCTAATACAAGAGGGCAAGACCTAGTAATAGGCTTGTCCTCTTTTTTATTATAAATTAGGTATGTTTTTGGATATACAATGATATAAAAGGAGGTAGGAAGTGAGCCAAGTCATTGGGCAGTATCGCTTTGCTGGCAAGTCATCTTGCATGACAGACATCGCCGTGAAGCCGCAATACATTGCCTCCTCTATGTCTATCGTAGGTTCAGATGTTTCTAGTAACTTTAGAGACGTTGGCATACTTCTTGGTGCCCCTCTTGAGAAGGGCAGAGATTATTATCTGAAGGCGAGAATCCCGCAGGACGCCAACTATACAGACGTTTTCACAGTTAAACTTGTGAAACCAGAAGTGCAGGGAAGCGATGTTGAGGTATATCAATTCCTCAAATCGGTGACTGTCATGCGGGGCAATGTCGCGAGCAGTTCCTATACCATTGCTCTCTATGGTGACGGTCAAGAGCCTGAGACTGTGCGGGCAATGATACCCTTGGATTATTCCACCTTTGACGCGAACAAGGTAGAGAACGCTGTCTACTTTGATAGCGTGTCAAGAAACTATTATTTCTATGATGGTAAGAAACTCTCAAGGACCACTCGTTACAACGATATTTCATTGGCCGCGACTTGGTTGAATAAGATTGGCGCGAACTATGACGAGTTTGATATGGTGTTCCGTCCAGTTGATGACGGCTTTTCCAAGATAGTTTTTGAGATGTCACGTCAGCCAATTGACTATAACATCGAGAATCTTGATGCTGCGACTGGAGAGCGTTACTATGGCCGCACAATCAAACTTGATGAGTTCTCTTGCGGCCTATCAAAGTTGAACAACCTTGTCGATAACATGAACAAGGACAAGGCGCTTAGCCGCATTGGCGTGAATGGCCATTCTGGGCTTCTCATGGCTGTCAATGGCGAGGAGATTCGCGTTGGCGCAAGCGGCCAATATGAATTGGATGTGCTACCAATCACCTCTCTTGGTATCGTAGCACAAAGTTACGCTGACAATTTCAGCGTAGATTATGTTTACGATAACAAATAAAGAGAGGAGGAAATTTTTATGGACTCGTTATACGGTGGCCATGCAGGAGTAAGTTTCATCATCAAGGCATCTTTCAAGTCTGTAGCAGACATGGAAGAGAAGTTTCGTGCTGGTGCAGCATATAGGGATGTCTGGTATGGCGAGTATTGTCTCATTGACACTCCCAACAAGAATGATGCCGACAATGGCAAGATATATCAGCGTGACATTGCCACCTCGAACAATGCAAGTGGTAAGAAATACATTGGCCAGATAGTTGGCCCTTCTAGTGGCACACCTTATTTTCAGATGAACACCATTGAGGAAGTCGAGAAAATCTCCAAAGAAAAACTCGGCGAATATGAGTATCGTCGCTTCCCAATAGGCAAGGATGAGAATGGTAAATATATCACCGCAAGTGATGGTAACATTGTTGTTGATGACTACAGCACCTCTAAGGTAGGTCTTGTTCCTGGTAAGAAGGATGACGGCACATTCAACGATACCATTCGTTGGACATGGTGTAACATCCGCAAGGACAATGCAGATGCAGACTCTTGGTTTTATGTCGGTTTTGAAATTCCTTATCTTGTCCAAGAGATGCAGACCGAGACTGTGTCTCAATATGACGAAAAAGGTGCCAGAAAATCTGAAAGTTCTTTTATAAAAAGGATTGACTCACTAGAGCATCCGTATTATAATGAATGGAAAATAGGAATACCAAAGGGAATCAAGGGAGACACCCTAAGAAACCTCAAAGTAGTCACGCTCAATGAAAGCAATTACAAGAGCATCTATGACATGTCTGCAATCAGCGTGCGGGCAGATGGTACAGTTTCCTTTGACAATACGAAAAAAGCACCAATCAACGCAGACGATGCAAATGCTGGCCGTCAGGTGCTTACCTTCGATTTCTACTATTATGATAAACAACTGAACCCAACACCTATTTCAATATACGTTGGTCATTACAATATGGTAAAAGGCGTTGCGCTTGCACCAAATGGTACGTTGACTATTTCTTATACTCATGATGATGATAAGGTGTTTACGAACGCTATCCGTTGGGTGGATGACGTCGCACTTACTGATAATGGTCAGTATACCGAGACGTTCAACTATGGTCAACCATATGTGACCAGACTCTCTTGGGTCAAGTCAATGTCAATTGCGCCAGATGGTACTGTTACTTACACGCATACTGGCGGGGAAAGCAACTCTACTGTTGACACTGAACAAAGCAAACTTCTCACTTGGGTGACGAACGTTGATTTCAATGACGCAGATGGCATGCTAACAATCACATATAACAACGACGTCATTGATGGTGGCCAGTCTTCTTGGCAGCTGAAATACATCAAGAGTGTCGAGGTTGCCGAAAATGGTGATCTTGTCTTTACAAATACTGCTGGTGAAAAGACAACATTCGTAAAGGCCATTGCTAACATTACGAACGCGTCTGCCTCTACGGATGGCCGCATAACATTTGGCTACAATACTGGGGACTCAATCAAACTGAAGAAATCTGGTTCTGACAACGATTTCCAGATACAAAAGATTGACAACGTGTCCTTAGGCACTGGTCTTGACTCTGACAAGCATATTCAGGTAAAGTATAACACCCGAGATACGGCGCTTGCCATTGGCGACTCGCTAAACTCTATTGCTGATGTGGTCGTGCGTAATGCTGATTACAAGGGCACGCCAAAAGACTGGCACCTGCTTGTTCTCTACAGTGACCCCGCACAGAGAGGCGCTGGTGAGGGTTGGGTGACTAATGTCTATAATTCTGCAGGTCAGATTGACAATCACTATTGGAAAGACTTTGGCAGTATCAAAGATGATGCTGGCATCTTGGTTGGTTTGAACGTCAAAGGCAAGGAGACTGATGTTGCTCAGATAGTCAAGTTCTTAAATGACGCATACCAAGGCGGTCTTGGCGCGAATGATTTGGGCAATAACCAAGTGAACAAGTCGTTGCTTGGTAAGATCATCGCTTATACGAACGAGGACATCCCCAACTCAAACACGATGTTCTTTGCCTATGACTACCAGAATAATACATGGTTTTATCTTGGCACTTTTGGTGATTCAAACACAAGGGATGTCTTGATGGTAGAACATGGTGCATATTCTGCATCTGACTTGAACAACTTGAGGAATCGCGGCCTTTTGTTTGATGTGTTCACGTATTCCAACGTCAGCGACAATGCGATTCCTGCCTATTGGGACTCCACCTATGCGGGGTGATAGGCAATGAAACTTATTCAATACAAGGGTTCTTTTCTTGCAGGGCAGACTTTCGAAGTCAGGCCGCAAGTGGGGTACAGATATGTTCACATCGGCCTTCAGGCTCCCTTTAGGGAGCCGTTGGCTCAAATAACTTCGAAGGCGTTACCAACGGATTATGAGATAACAGACTCTCACGGCAATACATCGAGGTTCAGGATAAACGACACAGACATGCTTGAGTTCGATGGCATAAATGTCGCAAGTCTTACGGTGAAAATATTGCAAGACTTGCCCTTTGGCAGCACCATTGACATCATGTATTCTGTCGAGGAGGAGTAAGGAGGTGGCACCAGGTGCCAAATGAGAACAAGAGGCTGAACTTCGTCGCAAAGGTGAAGGACCCTGTTGATGGCAAGTTCAAGCCAATTTATGTGGCTCCAGACGCCACCGATAAGATACAGGGAGATGTCAAACTCTCTGACGCCACAAATGACACCGCGAATGCGGCCAGCGGCATGACAGCGGCCACTCCTGCTGCTGTGAAGGCGGTACAGGACAACGCAAACAACAAACTTGACAAGATAGCAAGTGCCGCACAGACAGTTGCAAGCCAAGTCACGTTCAATGGCTCTGTGACTCTTGGAAACGGCGCAACTATTCCAAGCGGCAAGGTCTTGACTGGCAGCGTCAATGGCAATGCGTCAACTGCGTCTAAGTTACAGTCTGCACGTTCCATCAGCGTTAGCGCGGGAGATTCTGCGGCCAGCACTAACTTTGACGGTTCGGCCAATATCGAGTTGAAACTTAACAAGGTTGCCGCAAGCACCTTGACGGGCACAATCGATTTGGCGCGTCTGCCGCAAGGCGCACTGGAGCGTTTGGTAAAGGTGAATTCCGAGACTGAGCGCTTCAAGTTGACGGCAGACAACGTGCAGACTGGTGACTCTGTGCTCCAGATTGACACAGGTGTCATGTACATCGTAGTTGACCAGACAAAACTTGGCAGTGCTGCTGGCTACCAAGAGTACAAGGCAGGAACGGCTGCGGCAGTACCTTGGACTGGCGTGACGAACAAACCTGCGACCTATCCGCCTTCCGCACACCAGCATCCCTTTGCTGACGTCACAGGTGTCATCGCTGCATCGCAGATTGCCGCAAACACCATTGCCACTGCCATGATTGCGGATGGGGCTGTTGGCTCAGCCAAGTTGGCGGACAACGCAGTCACCAGTGCAAAAATTGCCGACGGGGCTGTGAACTTCGCGGATTTGAACGACAACGTGCAGACAGTCTATGTCGGCACTACCACGCCAACAGATGCGCACATCGGTCTTTGGATAAATACAGGCGACAATGTTGCTACTGCCAACTACAAGGTCGCAGATGGTACCTATGCCAAGATTTCTGCCGCAAATGTCGGGGCCTTGGCTTCCACGGGTGGCACCGTTACAGGTTCCATCACGATTCCTGCTGAAAGCGGCAATATAAATGCGACGCTGGCAGACCAGGTGGTAGTTGAAGGGCCAAGCACGCCAACTAATTCAAATGCAAGAATTTGGATAAAGAGTTAAATTAGCTCTTTGGCTCTTGGAATAGAATTTTGATGAAACGGGTATATAAATAATATGCCCGTTTTATTTTTGATTATTTTTAGAAGGAGTAGAACTTATGGCTCAAATCTTGTATAATCAGGGGGGGGCATTTAGCCCTATAACCGCTGACATGGTAGGTGCCTTGGCAGACGAGACTGTGCCCATCACGAAGGGCGGCACAGGTGCGACGACTGCGGCAGATGCCTACAATAATCTTGCCTATCGTGGCAGTGTCGTGTCATCGACGAACTGGAACGATTTGTCTGTTGGCATCTATCAGGTTGAGCATGGCACGACTGGCCCAAATGGTCCAGCCGATCTCTATTCCTACGGCTTTGTGATAGTTCCAAGTAGGTGGATTCAGATATACATTGCGAATCATGGCGGCGCTGCAACAAGGTTGCACTTCGGTTCTGAAGGGTGGACCCCTTGGAATTACATTTGGGCGACAGGCGACACGACTGAAGCTGGGCACAACACGTTGCAAAACCAAGCCACAGCTGCTCCATCTACGTGGACCAAGAATGGCATTTGGATTCAGAGGGTGTAGCCTATGAGTTTTACGGCTGATTCCAACATTTGGCTTAGTGGTGACATCGCAGGCAACTCTGATTGGGTTGGTGGCAACGACTGGTACGTTCATATGCGGCTCAACCATAAAGGGCTTATGAATGACAAGATAAACCTCGAGTGTGTCGCTGCTGTCTATAATCAATACGCCACCATCAATTATGGCCAGACATATCTTTATTATTGTTCGCAAGAGACAGACGGCCAGAATGACTATGGATGGACTGTGGACGGTGACAGGGTTTATCCAGTTGCACTTAATAAGGGTTGGACCAACTGCAAGGTTAAAACTGACTGGTTTGGCCGCGCATATGGCACAGACAGACATTGCGCCTACAAGCATTGGTTCTGCTCTCCTGGTTCATCTATCACCTCATATAAGAATGGCGCAAGTGCCGAGCAATGGTTTTGGGTTCCTGCTGCGCAATACTCGGCTCCCAACGCAGGCTCTTCTGGTACCATCTCAGGAGGCGGCACCACCAAGCCGACCATCTCTTGGTCGCTTCCTAGCAGTTACACAAATGGATATGGCGCAACGCCTTTCTTTGGCTGGGAAGTGGAGCGCTCAAAGGACGGCGGCGCATACTCCGTCATAGCGAATGTCGATTGGGATGCGACAAAGTATACAGACACTTCTGCCACCACGAATGGCAAGTATACCTACCGCGTAAGAAACCATAATACTGGCCGCAACAATGCAGGCACCAATAGGACCACCAAGCAATATGGTCCCTATGTCAACTGCGGCTCGGTGACCATGACATATACCGTGATACCGACGGCTCCTGTAAGTGTAAGTATCGCTAAGGCGGGCCTTGGTAACAAGAACATGATTGTCACAATCAAGCACGCAAGCAACTCTGCCAACGCGACCACTGTTTGGAATAACATCTATATAGAGCGTTCCGTCAATGGCGGTAATTGGTCTCAAATCAAAGATTTGTCAGGTACCTATACCAACAGTGGCACGACGACTTGGACAGACACTTCCACTTCCTATAACAGTTACTATCAGTATCGCGCAAGGTCGCACAATTCTGTTGGTAACTCAGGCTACGCCACCTCTGACATTGTCTGGACGCCTGCCGCAGTTGCGGCCTATGATGCAAGTGGTGCCAAGAAGACAGGTATTGTCTTTGCCTATGATGCCAAAGGTACCAAACACGATTGCATCATTAGGGCGTATGACGCCAACGGAAGCCCGCACAGGATAACGGTGTAAAAAACATCATCTTGACCTTTTTTTTATTTCCTTTTGTCTCTGTGCGAAAAAAATTCTTCCCTCTTGGAGGGGTGAATATATATGTACATATATAAAAGCACAGAGACAAAAGGAGGAATTATTGGTGATTCTTAGAAAAACCCACCTGACTAGGGGGGGGGTAGTCTAGTCTAGGCTGCGCAGACAAACCAAAAGTAGGTGATGTCTTCTGATAAACATTCAAAACATCGCCGTCAAGGCCAACAGGTCCTTTCAGACAGTCCGTCCCTTCCCAGTAGGATATATCTATCAGTCAACCAGTAGCACAAGTCCCGCAGACATTTTCGGCGGCTCTTGGACGGCACTGACTGATGGTAAGTTCATGAGATACAGCGGGAGTTGGAACAGTACTGGCGGAGAGACAACGCACACGCTGACTGTTGCGGAGATGCCTGAGCATAATCATGCATATACCAAAATTAAGTATTCCAATTATCTTTTTTGGGGACTTTCGCAATCAACAGGCGCAGTTGCATCTTATAGCGTTGGGAATACATGGGGTCCAAAGATAGATAATACAGAGACGGTTCAGGGTATAACCAGTGTCAACGCTGGTTCTTCCTCTGCTCATAACAATCTTCCACCATATCGTACTTGCTATGCGTGGTACAGAACAGCCTAAGTGACTTTTGGTTTGTCTAATTATCTACAATTATCGAAGAAAAAGGTAAAGATGATATTAGACAACAAACTCACCCTTCTATGGGGGGAGGGGGGGGGCGTACTAGGGTCTAGTGCGCTCCTCGATTGGGCAGATGATGCCCAATGGTAAACCTCCAGAACATAAAGGTAAAAGCGAATAGTAGTTTTCAGACGGTGTGTCCGTTTCCAGTTGGGTTTGTCTACAGTTCCATGAACTCGACAAGCCCTGCTTCCACCTTTGGTGGCTCTTGGACCGAAATCAAAGGCAGGTTTCCTTATTTTAATGCGGGAACTAATACTGGTGGTTCTTCCACTCACAGTCACTCTCTTTCCTCTGGCTATGCTAAGGTGCGTTGGGATTTTTCTAACAGCCCAAATTTACAGATAGCCAAAAGGTCGGATGTATGGTCAGCATCAAATGGCTGTTTGATAGAATGGTATCCCAATTATATGTCTAGATATAAGGAAACGTCACTTTGCGCAGATGCGTCTTGTTCTGCTGAACTTGGCGGCAGTACTGTAAGTGGGGGGGGGCTTCCTCCTTATCAGACGCTCTACGCCTGGTACAGAACAGCGTAGCGCCTCTTTTGGAGGCGATGTAGTATGTCTATAAACCTCCAGAATTTTTATGTGAAAAGCGGTTCAACGTTCACAACGCTCAATCCATTCCCTATCGGCTATATCTATATGTCAGCCAATGACACCAGTCCTGCTAGTATCTATGGTGGGACTTGGCAGGCGTTGACTGATGGCAGGTTCTTGCTGCCAAACGGAAGTTGGAATTCCACAGGTGGAGCAAATAGTCACAATCACTCAGATGGAGATGGGTTATACGCCTTGATTGGAGCAGTTGACAGCGACATAGGTACTATCGCGTATAAGGCAGAGGCAAGATACGAAACAGTGTCATACACCGCGAAAGTCTATGGCACTAGTGGCAGGGGTGGACAGGACTGGCCTAACGTCAATCATTCAACACGTGTCAGAGGTAAAGTCAGCACAACGTCAAACATTCCGCAATACCGCACGTGTTACTGTTGGTACAGAAGCGCTTAGACTTTAGCATGTCAATAGTCTAATATCCTGTCAGAAGGGTATTGTCTATATGACTTTCAACGATTACATGAATCGCTGGGGGGGGGCACTAGTCTCTGCTAGTCTCTTCCTCGGCGGTTCTTTTGAAGGTGCTGCCGCATGGTAAACCTTCAAAACATTCAGGTGAAGTCTGGTTCTAACTTCACCACAGTCTGCCCATTTCCCGTGGGCTATATCTACATGTCTAGCACGAATACAAGCCCTGCCTCTGTATTTGGAGGCACTTGGTCTGCGATAACTGATGGCCGCATATGGCGTCCTTGGAATTCTTGGAACAAGACTGCGGGTAGTGATTCGCACAAGCTTACCGTCAACGAGATGCCTGCTCACAATCACAATATTGATGACATGGTAACAAACTCAAATGGTTCAGACCTTTGGGGCTTGAAGTGGGGATCTTTATGGCTCTCCTTCAGGTCATATTGGTACTTCTGAGACGGGGGGGGTGCAGCACACAGTATCACGAATCCTTACAGGACATGTTACTGCTGGTACCGCACAGCCTAACCTCAAGGGTGGGTGGTAGATGATGGCAACATTGGCTTCCATCAACCTGAAGATTGGCTCCTCTTGGACGACATTGTCTAGTCTCACCTATCCTGTTGGTGCCTACTACCTTTCAAATAGTCCCATAAGCCCTGCGAGTCTATTTGGTGGTACTTGGACGCGAGTGACTGACAATAGGTTCTTGTGCGGCGCCTCGTCTGTGACAACAGGCGGAGAAAACACTCATGTTTTAACAAAAGACGAAATGCCGTCCCACAAACACGAGTTTGGCTTTAACGATACTAATACAAGCTATCGGGAAATCACGAGCATTATCGTCAACGGTATATCTACAGTGACTGCGCAGACTAATTGGTCATCAGGAGGCACAGGACTTAGTGCGGCAGAAATTCAGAGCGCGGGTAGTTCTGCTGCGCACAATAATATGCCACTGTATCGTTCGTGCTATATGTGGTATAGAACCGCCTAGAAGAGACTAATTATATAGACAGGTCCTTTCAGAAAAGGATTTTGTCAATTGATTGAACAAGCAAATTTCAAGGTGAAGACCGCACATGCTATTGTTGGGTGCGCACTGCCTAAAGGCGGTGAGCGCTAATGGCCATCGAACTCTCTAACATCAAGGTAAAGGCCAATGGCGCTTTTCAGGACATCTGTCCTTATGGCGTTGGTGCCATTTATATGTCCATCAATGCCACTTCTCCAGCCTCCTTGTTTGGCGGTACATGGGAGAGAGTGAAGGGACGCTATCTTTTTCCTACCGCCTCTAATAGCACGTCTGTTGGCGGTGATACGGGCGGTTCTTGGACACAAACGCTTCAGCATTGGCATAGTTCTGGAGACTTAGTTGCCCGCTTTGACCCTATGTATTTGAACGACGGAACAAACTATATGGTATGGAAGTATAAGGCTTCGCCCACTGGCGGCAATTGGTATTATACGTCATATAATACCATCTCAAGTGGTTACGAAGAGCACCAAGGCTCTTGGAGCTTTGGTGACAATAGGGGCATCAGCGTTGAAGGTGGCACTGGAATTGAAAGTCCTGTCGTTGACTTCAATAACATTCCTTACTTCATTGTCTATTGTTGGTATCGCAAGGCATAAGCGTCTCTTTTGGACCTTATCTCAAAAAAACGAGATGAGGTCCTTTTTTTGTGGGCAGATGTCCACAAACGCATACAAGTGTTTTTCATAGTGTATTAGGCCTATTTATGTCTATTGAGAGGAGCGAGAGTGGAATCAATCGTTCAACTGCTACAGCAAACGTCCTTTGAGAACCTTTTTCTCCTTTTGGCGCTTGTCTTGGCTGCGACCAAGGCCTTCGGCGAACTCTTCGATTGGGGCTACTCGCGATTGAAGTCCTATTTTGGACACAAGGGTGATGAGGTTGACTTTCAGAAAGAAATTCTGAAGCGTCTCGATAACATAGACAAGAAGACCAACGCGACAGACGAGAAACTTGAGCACATGGGACAGACGTTGCATGTAGTCCAGGAGAGGCTTCAGAACTCCACTCGCTCGTACATCATAGACAAGTTTCATTACTATGTCTATCAGATAGGTTCTATTGATGAGGCAGCGCTTCAGGACTTGGAGCGCAGGTATCTATATTACAAGGAAGCGGGCGGCGACACCTTCATCGAGACCCGCATGAAGGCGCTCCGTGAACTTCCACTTATCACAGCCGACCAGATGGGTCAGGAGTCCCAGGATGTCGTTGACAACCTCCATCACATGCTCGGCACAGACGACAATGGGAGGTAAGGGCAAATGACCCAAGAACTAAAAGCCTTCACTGTGAATATGAAGTCGCTTGACCAAGACATCCCAGACCCAGTTGTGGCTGGTGCGGGGGATGCCAATGGCCGCACATTCCGCATAATCTTCACCCAAGAGGCCGCAGAGCAGTTTACGCCAGATACGAAGGTGTATCTCAAATGGTATCATAAGCAGAAGAAGACAAAGGGTTACAACGTCTTCACTCGCGTCTCAAAGGACGAGGATTGCTTCAATCCGCCTGTGTGGGAAATAAAGTGGCCGCGTACCATGATGTACGAAGGTGACGTCCAATGCTGCATCGAGATTGTCGATGACATCTCAATCACACCATCTGTTAATTTCATCGTCCACGTCTTGTCTGACCCCAATGACGGCTCGCAGTTCGTCGTCGGCGATGATTACTCCGTTTTCCAAGACGCGGTAATTGACATGAACTCCGCTGCCGACAAGGCAAAGGACCAGATGGAGCAGCAGCGAGACGAGTTCGATGCCTGGCGTGTGCAACTTGACAGGCTCAAGAAGCAGTCTGACAAGGCATACGCCGCAGCCAACGAGGCACTTGAGAAGGTAAACGACGCGCTAATAGATAGTGGTCTATATATCATTGAATTCGAGTAAAACGGGGGGGGGTAATTTTATGGCAGATTTGAAGAAAGTTGCCTTCTTCCACGGCAAGGCCGCAAACATCGCGGCGCAGATCGAGGCCGGCAACATCAAGGCTGGCAATTTCGTTGTCGGCAGCGATGACAACACGCTCTACTATATCGATGAGTCGCTTGCGGCCCAGCCTTTGGGCAAGCAACGCCTGTTCGTGGTAGACGAGTTGCCGCAAGAAGGCCAAGAGCAAGGCGTGCTTTACATCGACACGACTGGCCGCAAGGGCTATGTCTGGGATGGCACGCAGTTCAAAGCAGTCTTTGAGCAGGTAGATGACTTGTCTGGCACTCTTGGGACAATCCAAGAGACTCTAGGCACGCTCACTGGCACAGGCGATGGCTCTGTCCAAAAGACGGTACAAGATGCCATTCTTGCGGCAGGGCACTTGAAGCGTGTTGCTGTTGATGAACTACCTGATGCCGCAGACGCCAATCCTGACTACATCTACATGGTCAGAATCAATAGCGGGACAGACAACCAGCACTTCGAGGAATTCATGTTCATCGAAGGCAAGTTTGAGAAAATAGGTGACACAGACACCAAGCAGGACTTGAGCGACTATGCCACAAAAGAAGAGGTGACCAAGACCGTCAAGGAGATGGTCGATGGCTCACTCACAATCACAGAGTTCTAGGGAAGGAAGGGTAAATGGCTGTTTTGAAAATCTACCACACGGTAGAAGCGAAGTTACCCCAACTTCCTGTCACTGACGGCAACCTTGTCTTCACCACAGACACTTGCCGCATATACATGGACATCAATGGTCTGCGTCTTTGCTATGACACAATCAAGACCATTGAGAAGGAGTCTGACCGAGAACTTCAGGTAGCCCCCATTGAAGGCTACTATTATGTCATGGATACAAATGTTCTTTGGAACTATTCTGGCGGCTCTTGGAAGCAACTTACTCCGTCCAATCTGAATCCCATCACAATTGCACATGGCCCAGAGGATTTCCCCGCAATCGGAGACCCAAAGACTCTCTATGTGGGCGATGATGCGACCTATAAATGGGATGCTGTCTCACAATCATATTTGGTTGTCGCAAATAGGACAGAATGGAATTATCTATCATAGAAAGAGGTAAAAACATGGCTCTAAAGGATGGTCTGGTCAAGTTTGTATCTTGCACTGCCGCCCAGTTTCACGCTGTTGGTTTCTCTCCTGTTGAGACCACTCTCTATTTCGTAACTGACGAGCGTCGTCTCTATAAGGGTGCTACCCCCTATTCTGGCGGCGTCTATAAGAGTGTTACTTCTCTGCCCAGCACTCTTGACATCAACACTCTCTATCTCCTGCCTTCTGGTCAGGTAGTCTTCTATGACGGTGCGGCTCAGCATAATCTTGTCCTCGCCCATGAGGCTTCCCTTACTGAGACTGGCTCTAATGTCGTTCCTACTTCCAAGGCTGTTGCTGACTATGTTTCCGACAAGATTTCTGGTCTTTCTGTCGGCAACCTTGAGTCTCGCGTAAGCGCTGTCGAGACTAAGGCCTCTGAAAACAAGAACGCCATTGGGGTTATCAATGGCACTGGCGCTGGTTCCATCTCTAAGGCCGCTGCTGATGCCAAGTCTGAGGCTATCGCTGCTGCTGCTACCGATGCCACTTCCAAGGCCAACGCTGCTCAGGCTGCTGCCGAGGCTAAGGTAACCGAACTTGCTGACGGTGCTGTCGCAACCAACACTGCCGCCATCGCAACTCTCAATGGCGAGGGCGTTGGTTCTGTCAAGAAGGCTGTCTCTGATGCTCAGACGGCTCTTCAGACCAACATTGACAAGAAGGCTGACAAGGCCACGACTCTTGCTGGTTATAACATTGGTGATGCTTATACCAAGGCCGAGGCCGACTCTGCCATCTCTACCGCTGTTGCCAATGCTCACCACCTCAAGCGCGAAGTCGTTGAAAACCTTCCCGAAGTTGCCGAGGCTAACGCTGACACCATCTACATGGTACCAAAGAAGACTGGTGCCGCTGGCAACGCCGAGGGTAACTCCTATGTCGAGTATATGCTTATCAACGGCAAGTTTGAGCAGATTGGCGATTCCACCGTTGATCTGACTGACTACGCTAAGACTGCCGACGTTGAGAGCAAGATTGCCAGTGCCGTCAAGGTCGAGACCGATCGCGCCAAGGGCGTCGAGGGTGGCCTTGATACTCGCATCCAGACCCTTGAGGCTTCTGTTGGCGACGGTGGCTCTGTCGCTGACAAGATTGCCACTGCCAAGTCCGAGGCTATTGCCGCTGCTGCCACCGATGCCAAGACCAAGGCAGACAAGGCTGAGCAAAACGCTAAGGACTATGCTGACGGCCTTGCCTCCAACTACGCTACCGCTGCCCAGGGTGAGAAGGCTGATTCTGCCCTTCAGGCTGCCGACATCAAGACTGGTGTTGCTGGCGTAGGCACCATCTCCGTCAAGGGCACCGACGTTGCCGTTCATGGTCTAGGCGACATCGCAGGCCACGCCGTCTCCGAGTTTGCTACCGCTGCTCAGGGCGAGAAGGCTGACTCCGCTGTCCAGTCTGTGGTTGAGGGCACTGACAATGGTACCATCCTCGTTGACAGCAAGTCTGTCTCCGTCCATGGTCTAGGCTCTGCCGCCTTCACCGCCGCTTCCGCCTATGACAAGTCTGGTGCTGCTACTGCTGCCCAGACCGCTGCCGAGAAGCACGCTGATAGTGCTGTTGCTAGCCTCAAGGCTGACATCGAGGCCGCTCTCACTTGGGGTACGCTCTAAGTTTTATCTTCCTAGGGGAGAGGGTTTTCCCTCTCCCCCTTTCTTTTTTATGGTCTTATGCACTCACACAAGAGATTTTGGGTAAAATCTTTTATATGAATGTATAGATAATCAAAAATGAAAGGAGTGCAAAAGCGATGGCAAGAGTCAAGTTCATCCGAGATGAAGAACCTAACATCCTAGCACTGTCTTCCAATAAGAAGGTCATAGATGGCGCTTTGTATGTAGCCACAGATACAGGCTCCATGTGGCTTGGTGTGGCAGAGAACCGTCTTTTGCAAATAAATGCGGCCAATCTTGACAAAGATACCACCTACACCATCTACAAGAGTGGCAACACCATATTTTTCCAAGACAGCAATGGCAATGTCACCAAGATAACCGACGACAATACCATCTACGACGATGCCACGGATACTACCGCTGGCCTTATGAGTGCCGCTGACAAGAAGAAATTGGATTCTATCCAAGAGGGCGCAAACAAATATGTTCTTCCCGCTGCTTCTTCGATGATGCTTGGTGGCATCAAAGTCGGCAAGAACCTAACCATTGCCGAAGACGGCACCTTGGCCGCAACCGCTGAACCTATTACTTCTCTCTCTTGGGACAAGGTGAGTGGCAAGCCTACCTTTGCCACAGTTGCTACTTCTGGCTCCTATAACGACCTCTCAAACAAACCAATCATCCCTGCGGCCTATAGTTTGCCAACTGCTTCTGTTACCGCAAAAGGTGGCGTGAAAGTTGGTAACGGTCTTAGCATTGATGCTTCTACAGAGAAACTAAGCGTCACTAATTACGACAATCTTGCTACCAACAGCAGTGTGACGTCTGCGGTCAACGCCATGGGCAACACGAAGGCAAATGCCAGTCACACCCATGTCACTTCAGACATCACTGATTTCCCAATTTTGGCTACTGTAGCAACTAGCGGTTCTTATTCCGACTTGAGTGATAAGCCCACCATTCCTACAATCCCTTCTGCTATCAAGAACCCGAGCGCACTTACTATTTCCTTGAACGGAACGAGTCAGGGTGCCTATGATGGTAGTGCGGCCAAGTCAATCAATGTGACTGCCGCAAGCGTCGGTGCCGCAGCCGCTTCTCACTCTCACACCAAGAGTCAAATCACTGATTTCCCAACTTCCATGCCTGCCAGTGATGTCAAGGCGTGGGCCAAGGCAAATACCAAGCCTTCTTATGGTTTCTCTGAAATTGCAGGCTCACTGGATGTTTCTAAACTCAGCGGTATTATCGATTCTTCCCATCTTCCCTCTTATGTCGATGACGTAGTCGAATATACGTCTTCTTCTACCTTCCCAACAGAAGGTGAGGCTGGTAAGATTTATGTAGACCTTACCACCAACAAAATTTATCGTTGGAGCGGTAGCGCATATGTTGTCATCTCTGAGACCATCGCTCTTGGCGAGACTTCTTCCAGCGCCTATCGCGGCGACAGGGGCAAGATTGCCTATGACCACTCCCAAGTTACAAGCGGCAACCCGCATAAGGTAACCAAGTCTGATATTGGTCTTGGCAATGTTGAGAACAAGTCTTCTGCTACCATTCGCGGTGAACTTACTAAGGCCAACGTAACTTCGGCTCTTGGTTATACTCCGCCCACGTCAAACACAACTTATAATGACATGACTGCGGCCACCGCTTCTGCTGCGGGCGTGCATGGTCTTGTACCTGCTCCCGCTGCTGGAAAACAGGACTCTTTCTTGCGTGGAGACGCAACTTGGCAGACGCTCTCCAAGAGCACTGTTGGCTTGAGCAACGTCAATAACACAGCAGATGCAGAGAAGAGCGTAAAGTACGCGATCTCTGCTGGTTCGGCTTCCTCTGCCACAACAGCAACTACTGCTACCAAACTTGGCTCCGCCACTATCGGTAGTGGTACTCAACCAGTGTATCTGAATGCGGGTGCGGCAACCGCTTCTACTTCTACTGTTGGTAGCGCGACCCAGCCTGTCTACATGAACAAAGGCGTGCTTACTGCGGGGACTTACACCCTTGAAAAGTCTGTCCCCTCTAATGCCGTCTTCACGGACACTAACACCTGGATTGCGCTCAAGGGAGCAACCACGAGTGCGGCTGGTACTGCTGGCTATGCCCCCGCTCCTGCGGCAGGCGCAGCTAATCGTTATCTCAGAAGTGATGGTACTTGGACAGTGCCACCTGACAACAACACCACCTATACCACTGGTACTACCACTTATTCGGGTACGACCAAATTGTATACTGGGACTGGCACCGCCACTGACGGTACGATGACACAATCTGCCATCAATACTGCTCTGGCTGGTAAGGTGTCAAGTTTTACCGCCACCGCGTCTGTTGATGCGGCAGTTGGTACCCCTTCTGTCACAGTGACGAAGAGCGGAACAACGACCGCCCCATCTTACGCCTTTGCCTTCAAGAATCTAAAAGGTGCTGTTGGCGCTACAGGTCCACAAGGACCGCAGGGAGAAAAGGGTGCTACTGGTTCCCAAGGTCCACAAGGTCCAACTGGTGCAACGCCAACTGTGTCTGCCACCGCGACAGTGAGTAATACCGTTGGTACCCCTTCTGTCACAGTGACGAAAAGCGGCACTGCTGCAGCGCCAACGTTTGCGTTTGCCTTTAAGGATATTAAGGGTGCGACTGGTGCCACTGGCCCTCAAGGTCCGATAGGCCCAACTGGTCCCCAAGGCCCCCGAGGCCCACAAGGCGAGAAGGGTGCGACAGGTGCCGCTGGTTCTAATAACATCGTCATGGTGCAATCTTCGCAACCAACAGACTCTAATTGCAAGATTTGGATAAAGCCATAAATTTTTGTCTGAATAAAAAACCAAAATTTTTTTTGCTTGTTCATCAGGGGCTTATAGGTACCTGAAAAAATCTATGGGCGGATAGAAGTAAATTCGGTCCGCCTTTTTTTATTATATGTAAAGAAAGGAAAATACTTTCTTCTTCGAGCGTTAATGTTATTTTCTCCTGATATAAAAGGAGTGTGATATAGATGTTCAATCCCTATGGCAATGCATATATGCCATACCAATACGCGCCACAGTCGCCGCAAGGCATTGCGGGTGTACGTTTTGTGAATGGCATGGACGAGGCCAAGAACTGTCTTGTGCCTATTGGAACCAGAGCGCTTTTCATGGATTCCAAGGAAGATGTCTTCTACATCAAGGAGACTGATGCAAACGGGATTTCTTCTGTCACACCTTATTCTTTCTCAAAGGTTGAATCTTCTTCGCCACAATATGTGACGAAAGAACAAGTAGAGGAAATCCTAGAGAATTGGAGGAAACGGTATGAACCAACTACTCAATCAAATGCCCAACTTGGAGCCACCCAACAGCCAACCTATGGGGCAACTGGACCAAATATTACAGTTTCTCCAAACAACCAAAATAACGCCTTCTCAAGCGCAGGCTCAAGTGGAGAGGTTCATCAAGGACAATTCCATTTCCAAGAGCCAGTTTGAGGAGATAGGCAACAAGGCAACTGAGATTATGCGGGCATTGGGCCTTCATTAGTCTTTGCCCGCATGTCTCTTTGAGTAAGGAGACATTATGGACAACCTTACACTTTCCGACATCGCCGCCGTCACTGACAAAAATGAATCTGGTTGGGGAAGCGGTTCTTGGTGGATTATTGTGCTTTTCCTCTTTGCTTTTATGGGCAACGGCTTTGGCTTCAACCGTGGCACTGCTGGCGAGCCTGTTACTGAAGCTGGCCTGTGTAATGCCATGAACTTCAACAACCTTGAGAATTCCGTTGGCCGCATGAGCGATCTTATGCAAACTCAGTTCATGCAGACAAGCCAGGGTCTCGCCTCTGTTGGTTATGAGAACCTTCGCAACTTCGCCGACACCCAGGCCGCAATGAAGGATGGCAACTATGCGCTTTCTAGTCAGTTAGCTAACTGCTGCTGCGAGAACAAGCAGGCCGTGGCCGACCTCAAGTATAGCAATGCCATGAACACAGCCTCCATCAACGAGAACACCACCGCTGGAATCCAGAAGATTCTAGACACCCTGTCTCAGAACAAGATTGAGTCTCTACAAGCGCAGGTGTCTGAACTCAAGACTCAGCAGATGTTCTGCGGCATTCCGCGCATCTCTCCTTATGGCTATGGCGTCGTTCCTCAGTTCGCAACTAACCCTTGCGCTTGCGGCGTAACCTTCTAACCGTCTATCTTCGGTAACAAAATCCAAGAGGCGGAATGAAATACTTTCGCCTCTTGGTGAATAAGAGGTGAGATTATGGGTATAAAGACAATAGGACGTTTTGTCTATGACACTGCACCAGCAACGTCTATCGCGGCAAACGGCAATGTCCCAATTCCGACTTCCACGGTGTCTACTCCCTGTGTGAGTTGTGATGGCTCTAATATTACCATTAGCCGCAGTGGCGTGTATGAGATTCTGGCAAATTTCACATTTACTGCCGCTGCCGCTACGTCTACCATAGAGACGCAGATGTACAGAAATGGCAACGCGCTTCCAGGAGCACATGCCATCACGACAAACGCCGCTATAGGAGATAACGTATCTCAGGCGATGTCTACCATCATTACCGTACCAAAGAATGCACCAACAGCGACAATCAACTTCAAGGCGTTGGTTGCCACAAACGTTCGTGTCGCAAATGTGATTGTAGTAAAGGTGGCCTAAGATGATGGTCATCAGATGCTTGGTTGAATATATGAACGAAGAACTGGATGATGCGAAAAAGTACGTTGAGGCTGCGGGAGGCTCAAAGGACAAGACTTTGGCCGCTACCTATCTCACGTTGGCAGGTGAGGAAATAGGTCATTTTACCAAGCTTCACGACCAAGCCAGTCGCATGATAGAGGAAGCACGCTCAAAGGGAACCACTCTTCCTGCGGGCATGATGGAACTCTATGACTATGAACACAAGAAATTGATTGAGCGTATGGCCGCAATCAAGGTCATGATGGAGACCGTCAAATAACTTTGTCTGGGCGGAGTAGAGTCTTTACTCCGCCCATTGTATATGATTTACCTTTGCTCTCTTGGATAGAGATTGAAGGCTAGTCATATATATATGGCTAAACTTTCGCTACCCGCTGAAGATGAAAAACCTAAAAAGCGGGTAGCGGTTTATTTTTGAAGTTACAAAGAGACAAAAGGAGTGAATGTTGGTAGAAGAGACGCAGACAGTCCGCATCCTAGACATGGATGACAATGAAATTACTAAGGAGGAAGCGGATACCAAACTTGGCTATCTCTATCCTGATAGCATTGTCAAGGAGCATCATGATGAAGTGAAGGCTGTTTCAGAAGTTGGTCACTACTGCCCTGAGACCTTCTACTTTGAAAATGGCGACCCCTATACTGTCCAAGGTGAGAAAGAGGATGCTGACCCGCACGTTGGCAAGACAGATAAAGAGGGTGTGTTCACCTTTATTGCCCAGACGCCAGAGGAGGCAAGTCTTCAGGTTCGTGGCGTTGACGTCAAGTGGATTATTGACACGCCTGCCGTTGAGTATAAGGCCGCATATGATGACTACGAGGACATTCAGCGTTATCGCAAGTATACCGAAGAGGAACTTGCCGAGCGCAAGAAGGCCAAGGAAGTCCAGGAGAAGCAGACCAAGTTCATGACCGAGGGTCCCGACCAACTTAAATCTAACACTTCCTCTATTGACGATTTGACCGTTATGATTTCTGAAATGGTAGGTATCTAATTATGACAGGCGTTTCCGAGTTAGCACTAAAGATTATCAAGAAGGCAATCAAGATTCGTCTTGATGCGGGCGAAGACACCCTTGAGAACCTTGTCGCAATCTACACCAAACTCTCTCCCGAGCAGGCTACGGCCATTCTTGAGGAGTTCAAGGACTATAAGCCAATTTCTAAGGAGGAGTAGACATGGATTTTCTAGCAGGCGCTTTGGCCGCAGTCGCGGTCATTTGTGTGGCAACTGGTTTCAAGAAGGTCTCTAAGTCCCTTGACATTCTTGGTTCTCAGGTTGATGACCTTCAAGTTGCACTTTCTGACATCGCAGGAAAGGGTGATGAGTAATGGCAGCCACAAAAGGCGTTTCCGCAGTCGCTTTCCGCATCATCCGCAGTGCGGTGGGTATTCGTTACAGGCGAGGCGAAGGCTCTGTAGAAGAACTCACGGCAGAATATACGAAACTATCTGCCGAGCAGCAAGCAGAGATTATCGCCTATTATTCTTCTAAGGAGTAATGATGTTTGACCTCTCTAGCATTTCCACTTATCTAGTTCCAGGTATTGTGATTCTATGCCTTTGCGTGGGTTATATCGTTAAGAATCTTATCCCCAATGATTCTGTGAACCGCTTTATCCCTCTCATTGCTGGTATCCTTGGCCTTGTCGCTTCTATCTTTACCGCTGTTACTGCGGGTGCGGCCATTACCGTTGATGTTTGTGTTGCTGGCCTTGTCAGCGGTCTTGCTTCCACAGGACTTTACGAGGGATTCCGCAACCTTATCGGTTCCAAGTCTGATACTAAGGAGGTGTCTGCCTAATGTCTGACGAACTCATGCCTTATCAGGATGACGAGACCATGACTGAAGCCGAGAAGGAGGCAACCGAGGAGCAGGTTGCCGCAATTGACTCTCAGTCTGAGGGCGCTCCTGACGATTTTTCCGAGTAACATAATCTAGACTTTTGTCTCTAGGCCTCACTTATGTGGGGCCTTTTTTATTAGTTCATATTCCAAGAGAAGGGACATCATATATGCCTACAATCTCTGAATTCATTCAGTGCGACAGCCGCAACTACACCCAGGGTCGTCGCGGTTGTTCTGTTGACTACATTGTAGTTCATTATACTGGTACAAACGCAAGTGCTCACAACAACCTTCTGTATTTCAGCCGCAATTCTGTTGGTGCAAGCGCCCACTATTTCATCGACACTGATGGCACTATCTGCCAGTCTGTTGGCGAAGACTCAATAGCGTGGCATTGCGGCAACTGGAATCGTAACTGTCATTCCATTGGCATCGAAAATGTCTCCTCTGGTGAGGACTTCACTGATGCCCAGAAAGCCTCTCTACGTGATCTTGTTCTCGACATTATGAATCGCTATGGTATCTCTGCTGATCATGTCATTCGTCACTATGACGTAACTGGCAAGCTTTGCCCCGCTCCCTATGTTGATTCTTCCAAGTGGGACGAACTTCATGCCTATATCACTGGCGGTTCTACTAGTGCTCCTTCCACACCTGAGCCTTCTGAGCCTTCTCATTCTGATTCTGATGACTATGTCGGCAGTTGCAACCCTAGTGAGTCCATCCTTCTTCACGATGGCTACTTTGGTCCTTTAACTGTCAAGTACATCCAGAAGCGTCTGCGTGCTGCTGGCTGGTATCCTGCTGGCAAATATATCATCGATGGTGACTTTGGTTACTGGACCAAGTTCTATCTCCAGAAGTATCTCCGTTATAATTGCGGTACCTATACCCGCAACTGCGATGGTGACTTTGGTATGTACTCCGTCAAGGCCCTTCAGCAGCACCTTCTCAATGTTGGTTGCTATTGGGACAAGCATGGCGAGTGCATCGTTGATGGTGATTGGGGCAGTCTTACCACCATTGCCATTCAGCGTGCCATCAACGCTGGCGTATTCTAAGCCTATATACAATAAAAAGGGCTACTCTCGTTGCGAGGGTAGCCCTTCTTTTTTTTTAGATTTTTTTAGTATTATGAACGGTGCAGGTCCCATTCGAAGTCAACGTCCCACCAAGGCTTTTGATACTGCGGGGGGATTGGGCTGGAATTCTTATTAAGGCTATGAAACTTTTCTTCTAGTTCGTGCAGCGACTCCCCCTTGTACATGCGGTCGCGCTCTGTGTCCAAGAGAATGAATCTAGACATTGTCAAATCCCACCTTCTGAGTCCGTCTTTCCTTTAATGCGGCCAGTCCTATGCAGATTGCATCTGCCTCGTCACTTGCAACCTCTTTGCCGCAAGTCTCTTTCACCAAGTCTATTGCGTGCTGCTTTTGCTCGTCTCTCTTGCGACCAAAGCCTCCGCCAAGAACCTTTCTCCAATGACTGGGCGGCAGAATATCGTAATCGATTTGGTGGTAGTAGCACCAAAGAAGAATCGCTGCCTGCACATAGGCAAGTCTTTGATATGTCTTGACATTTCCCGCCTGAAGTTGAATGTCCTCAAAGACAAGCCGCACATGCTCGTCATCTACCTTTTGGAGTAGGTTCTCTAACTCTTGGTAAAGAAGCGCAAGCCTTTGCTCGATTGGCTTTGTCTTTGGCAGGGAAAAGGTTCCGCTCTCTTGGAGTTTGTTGCCATTGAAGATAGCATAGCCACTTACTTGCAGTGCTTGGTCTAGCGCTATCACGAACATTATGCGCCAGTGCTTCCAAAGCCGCCACGATTCTCATTACCAAGACTTGCGACCTCTTGGAAGATGATTGGAGGCTGGTTCTTTACGATGCGGAATTGACAAAGACGAGTCCCCTTGGGGATGGTTACTGCGCGAGTGGCATAGACGGGATACATCCATTGATCTGTATCTCCTGCAAAAGATTGATCAATCACTGCGACACTGTTCGTCTGAAGAATACCCCAGCGCTTGAAAGTAGAAGAGCGAGGTGCGATATGTGCTTCGTAACCGTCAGGCAGTTTCATTGCTACGCCAAGAGGAATTAGAGCATAATCGCCAGGAAGAAGCACCTTTTCTTCATTTGTATAAAGGTCAATCCAGTCGCCCTTGTCAATTGACTCTAGATGCGGCGAATCAGGAAAGTACTTGATTTGGATGGTCTTGGTATCTGCCAACTTACTCCTCCTCGTTCTTATCGCCGTCAACGCCGCATTCAGAGTCGTGCTTGACGTATGTAATGCCATCATTGAAAATCATGGGGTCCTTTTCATCATCGAACTTCTTAGATACCTTCACCATGAAATACTCATCGATAACTTCCTTACCCTCCTTGATAGGCTTGGTCGTATATCCAAAACTGTTGATGTCATAGCCCTGTGCTGCACCATCACGATAAAGCCAGGTGCGAAAGTTGACTACGTCATCTAGGGAATCCAGACGATACTCCTCAGTGGTCTTGATAAGATAACGAATCATTTAGTTTTCCTCTCCTGCGAAAATGAGTTTTACGTCATAGTTCTCAAAACGATTCTCAAGTGTCTGCTTGAATGGTGTAATGTACTTGCGGGGACCATATACGCACATACTGATAATATGGTATTGCTTCTTCAACTGTGTGATGATGTCAAGCATGTCTGGATAGAAGCCGTTTGTCTGGTCTACCATTCTAGCGTCAGGGTCATCATGCTTGGTTACCATGAAGGCCATGGCCGTCAGAGGGCTGGCCGCAATCATAAGGTCATAGAGTTCGTCTGTCATGATTCCTCCTAGATGGTGATTACAAAGTCATTGCAACTGAAGAGCATGTACATGTGAATCTCGTTGTCGCTCTTGGTGCGTATCCAAATCTCATAAGAGTCGTTATTGTGGTTGTATACGATGTCAAGAAGTTCACCACGCTCATGAATCAGACTCTCAAGTTCTTCCTTGCCGTGAGAGTAGTTGAACGTCTCGAAATTGAAGATGGTGTAGTCAGAAAGTTCTCGGCATAGGAACATAAAGTACTTGAAGGTAGGCTCACTTGAGAACCACATGCCGATGTTTGATAGCATCTCCTTCTTCTTCTGCTCTGGTACTTTTATCTTTTCATAAGCCAACTTGTTGAAATCATAGATGGTTCCCACAGATGATTGGGCCATTTTTTCTCCTTTCGTCTTTGTGTAAACATATTATAGCATATTTTTCAGTCATTTGTAAAATAAAAAAGCCCTACCCACAAAAGATTATTCAATTGTAGGTAGGGCATGTTTTTTTATTTCAGATAGATATGGAGCGCCAGCGCGTCCCAAATCTTCTGGTTGGAACTTCCTCGCCATTTCAAGGTGAGGTCTTTCTTGTCTTCTTCGAAACGACCGTCGATAACATAATCGCACTCCATTAGAAGACAATACAAGTTCTGTTTGTTTTGTTTCGTCCATCCAAGAGAAGCGAAGGTTTCATCTTCGCACGCTTGACCAGATAAAAATTGTTTAATTGCTTCTATCGTTGTTCCCGTCCAAAGCCAAATAGAGATATTCGGTTTGATTTCCCGAACTGCGTGGACGAGGTCGAGCAAAGCATATACGTTTTGCGGCAAAAGGGGTTCTCCGCCTAGTATTGAGAATCGGTAGATATATTCCGGCTTAACGAGTTCGAGAATCTTTTCTTTATCTTCTTGGGTATATTCTTGCCCCGAGTTTATTCCCCACGTGCTCATGTTGTGGCAGTGCGGGCAATGGTAAGGGCAAAAAGAGGTAAAGAGAGATACCCCAATACCTTCACCATTGGAAATATCCATTTTTCTAATTTGTGCAAAGCGCATAATTATTCTCTCATATCATGATCGTCAAGATGTACATAACGATTCGCTATCTCGTCGAGACGTCCTTCATTGGGTACTGTCGTTGAGATATAGCCACAAACTCGGCGTGCAATGTTCATCTTGCTTGTGTCTTCATTGCCGCAATTAGGGCATTTGTAATAATGTTTATGAGTGTTATCATTGTAGAGTAGTTGTACTTCTCCGCTATAACCGCACGCTTGGCAATAGTCGCTCTTGGTGTTCAGTTCGGCATACATAATATGGTTATAAATAAATTTGATGACTTCAAGTACAGCGGGAATATTATCTTGAAGATTGGAGGTTTCGACGTAACTTATCGCACCTCCTGTACTCATTTTTTGGAATTCAGATTCAAGTGCTAGCTTAGAGAATGGATCAATTTTTTCAAAAACTGGCACATGATAAGAATTAGTAATGTAATCTCTGTCGGTGATTCCTGGAATTTCGCCAAAGCGTTTGTGCAAGCCTTTAGCGAAAGTGTAGGTTGTGGCCTCTATTGGAGATCCATAAAGTGAATGCGCGACGTTGTCTTCTTGTTTCCATTGGTCACATTTGTCATCAAGAAATTGCATTACTTTTAGGCCAAACTCTTTTCCTTTTGGCGAAGTGTGACTTTCGCCTGTCATGTATTTTACACATTCATACAGGCCAGCGAATCCAAGAGAGGCGGTACAATAGCCGCCATGGATTAGTTGGCCGAGCGTATCTTCTGGTTTTAGCCTTGCTAGAGCACCGTCACACCAAAGGATTGGAGCCACTTCGGCCTTAGTATTCTCAAGTCGCTTGATACGTACCTTCTGTACTTGGTGGCAGAGTTCTGTTCGCTCTTCCATTAGTTTCCAGAACTTGTCTTCGTCTCCACCAGAAGACAGTGCCGCATCAACGAGGTTGATGGAAACGACGCCTAGGTTCATTCTTCCGTAATACTTATTTGGATTCTTGTCCCAAACAGAAAGAAAGCTCCTACAGCCCATGCACGGAAAACAATGTCCATTTCCCTCAGAGTCAACCTTAATCTTCTTCATCATCTTCTCGCTGATGTAGTCTGGCACCATGCGCTTGGCAGTGCATTTTGCCGCAAGCTCAGTCAGATACCAGTAGGGTGAATCCTCTTTGACGTTGTCCTCTTCGAGCACATATAGGAGTTTAGGAAACGCAATGGTAACATAGACACCGACTCTGTTCTTCATACCTCGTATCCTTTGACGCAAGGTCTCCTCGATAAGCATGGCTAACTCATTTTTGTACTCTTCCGTCTCTCCAAGATACATGCAAATTGAAACAAAGGGGGATTGGCCGTTGGTCGTCGTCAGTGAATTTAATTGGTAGTTTAGTGTCTGGACAGCGTCAGCTACTTCCTTCTTGGTGTCGGCTTGCGCATAGACCTCGCTGTCAGCGTCATTGAAACCCCAATCCTTATACTTGTCAAAATATCTATCGTGGCTGAGTTTTACGAAAGGAGCTAGGTGAGTCAAAGAAATCGTACAACCCCCGTATTGCGATGATGCCACAGCAGCGACGACTTGGGTGGCAATAGTCATCGCCGTGGACAGCCTGTGTGGCTTGTCTATCTGCACGCCATTCACCACGGTCCCGTTTTGAAGAACATCTTCAAGGTTGATAAGGCAGCAGTTCGTGAGAGTGTTTTGAGCGGCGTAGTCCATATCATGGATATGGATAATGCCAGCGTCATGCGCTTCGATAGCCTTCTTTGGGAAGATGAAGTTCCTCGCAATGTCAGTCGAAACAATACCAGCCATGTAGTCTCGTTGCGTTGTGACCCACTTGCTGTTCTTATTGCTGTTCTCTGTCTTCCAATAGTCATTATCGCCGCGAATCATTTCCATCAGTTCAGAGTCGTTATGCCTCTGTCGCGCCAACTCGTGTTCATACCTATATTTGATATAGGCTTTGGCCACATTATAGTAGCCCTTTTCCATGAGCACTTGCTCAACGATGTCTTGAATTTGCTCTACCTCAACCTTGTCGGTATATTGGTTCTTGATTCTGAGACTCACACTGTGAAGCACCTCTGCGTCTGGGCAGGGAACTCCACGCACTTCCTTGAAGGCCTTGTCAATCGCCTTGTCAATCTTTCGTTTATCAAAGTCAACCTTGCGGCCATCACGTTTGATTACCTTCACGCAATCACCATCCTATTCTCGTCTTTTTTCGGTACTATTCTATGAATTCTAGCATGAGCACTTTACTCGGAAATGTCCTGAGAACTTAAGAGAAGATCGGAATAGGAGTCAAAAACGATGAGGAGCGAATCTGTATATTGTAGTCCAGAATATTTGTAATCTATATATAGTGGCCGATTGCGGAACTTGCGGAGAATATCGAGCACGGGGTGCTGCTTGAAGTCCTTGGCGTCCGCGAATGCCCTGCGCACAATCTCAAACGAGGGACCATCTCGCCGCACGCTTCGCCGCAGACGCTCAAGAAGCGGAGCCTCCATGAACACAGGCACAACGTCATATTCTTCTTGATGCTTGGCAAGGGAAGCTAGACCATCAAGATTGAACACACCTACATTCACTCCCTCTTGGATGGCTTGGTGTGGAGTGCCATAGAGCCAGCCATTGAACTCACTCCACTCGATGAAGATACCACGACTCTTGTTACTCTCAAACTCTTCGCGAGAGACAAACCAATAGTCCTCGCCATTCTCCTCCCCCACCCTTGGGGGCCTGCTTGTCCAAGAGACAATTGAGTTGTAACCCAAACGCTTGGAAAGAAGTCGTGCCAGAGTATCCTTGCCGCTGGCTGAAGGCCCTACGATGGCGTAGATGATAGGCTTAGTCATTGGCACCAGGCTCCGCATCAGTCAGTTCGATTGGGTTCCACTCGTCGGTGATGAGATAGGTGATGTTGGTTTTGCCGTCCGTTAACTTGAAGCCATGCACCTCAGAGTCATTCTCTCCTGTGGCATCTACGAATACGACCTTCTCGACGGTGAAGGTGGTAGCATCCTGCGGCTCTACCTTGAAATATCCCACAAGAATGGCATATACTGTGGCCGCAGCCATCGCAAGTGACAGAACGATGACGCCAATGGTTGCCACAATTGTGCGGCCATGCTTAAAAAAGAATTCCTTCATTTTCCTCCTTCTGGAAAGAAGGGGAGGAGGCTAGTCCTCCTCCTCCCCATACCTTGCGTGCCTGAGAGAGATGGTTCCGTCAACATTCACTTTGTCGATATGATAGAGTTGATGAGAGGGTGTCTTACGATAGTTCTTGGCTCTAAATATGTCTCCACGCCTAAAACCATTTACGACTATCTGTTGACCTTTCAGAAACCACCCTTGCTCGACCACCTTTGATGTACCATCTATCATATCACTGATGCGGCGATTGTATGCGGCAAAGTAGTCAAGCGAGAACTTCACCGTCACCACGCCAGAGTCTATGGTGAGAATGTCAACTTGGGCCTTGGTGGCGTTCTTGCCGACCACGGTGCCTATGATGCGATGGGTCTTATAGACAGGAATCTCTCTCCCATTTCTCTTGAAATTATACTCCACCTCAGGTTCTTCTGTCAAATCTTTGAACGGTACGATAGAGTAGGCCTGTTGCCGCACATGTGCTAGAGGATGCTCGTGATAGTAGTATCCAAGAGCATCCATCTCCCAGTCTGAAATGGTACCATTTGCGTACTTATTCCACTGCTCTTGGAAGAGAACGTTATTGTATGCAGCCAAAATGTCCTCTTGATGTTCTTTGAAGTAGACTTTAGCAGGTTCCATTGCCTTTGCATACATCTTTTGCCATTTCTTGGTAGGAACTGCTAGAGTCTCCTCGTAAGATTCTAGTTCATCTACGTCAAAGAACTGCTCATAGAAGTCATAGAAGTTATTGTTGATACAATAGTACTCGCCGCTCTTCTTATACTTCTTAAGAGCCGCATTGAAGACGAACAGACGACGTTGGAAGTCCAACTCTTGCGGCACAAGATTGTTGTCAATTAGTCCTTTGAAGTTCTGTAGCGTGATGCGCTTCTTTGGCTCACTGATTTGCCGCAAGTAGCGTTCCATGAGTTGGACTCTGTCTTCGAAGCAGTCAAAGGCTCCGCCTTTGATGAGAGAGAGAATAACTGTGCGGTTCAAGTTCGTTTTCTCTTGGAAGTCATCGAAAGAGGAAAAAGGGCGGTTATTAATTATTTCGCTAATGGAATCGCCGTTGACCCCATTGAGCGCTTTGAAGCCATACAGGATGGCATTGTTCTCCTCGTCTGGTTCAAATGCATAACCAGACTTGTTGATGTCAATAGGCATTACTTTGATGCCGTGGTTCTGCATATTGCCAATTGCCTTCGCAATTTTGCCATAGTTAGTGCCTGCGTTTTCCTCAATTCCCGCATCAATGCACAGGCAGGCACAGTTCCAATAGATAGAAGGAAAATAGGTGGCAAGATATACTGTTTGCAAACCGATGTACGAATAGGCAAGCGAATGAATTAGTGAAAAACTATCAAATTGTCCATAATTACTTATGGGTTTGGACTATATCTTAACTACTAAGTAAAATTAGTAGCAATGCCCGTTTCCATCTACGTATCAATAGCAGATGTACTGGAAGATTGACCTTCCATAGTCTCTACAGGTACATTCATGCTAAATTTTTCTGAGATATTCAGCATAGAAGTTCCCACGGGATTGCCTCACAAAAAATATGTCGTTTATGAGGTTTCCCCGTTGGCGGTTGCTTGACAGCGCCAAGCAGTCACCTCGCTGATAAGGCGAAAAAGATATTTTAAAGGGGCAAGTTTTTACCCCATTTGCGGTTTGATTGCTGTTTCCCAAATGTACTTTCCCAGGTTCTCGTTTGCCGCTCCTGTAAGTACCATTTCTCGAAGATGCGGAATTTGGTCCATCTTCTTCTTCGCGCAAACTTTGCGGGCGAAGTTCGCGTCTTTCAAGGAAAAACCACAGAATTTCATAAGAATAATCATCATATCTTCCTGTTGAGCAGGAGACGCATAAGCAGGAAGGTAGTATGGTTCCAACGCTTTTTGTTCTTCTTGAGACAAGCCCCACGAATTCATTTCATCATACCATTGAGAGATGTCATCCTTCATGCGCTTGTAGCGTTCTGTTGGGGTCTCGCCGCCCTTCTCGGGAGCCATGAGGCGCATGATAGAATTGCAGTTTGCCATTTAGATCGGAAGAGCACACGTCTGAACT